GGCGGTCATAGACCGCCGCTACAAGGGAGGCTGGAAGTTTGGGTGAGGGTTAGTCGTTGAAGTAATCCATTCCCTTGCGCTTGATGCTGCGCACGAGTTTGTCGTAGTCCCAATTCGTAAGATGCGTCCAGACCCAGCGGTTCTTTTTCTCGTTCAGTATCCAGACGTTGTTGTTTGGCGTGGTGTTGGAGAAGGATTCCTCAACGAGAAAGCTGACTCCTTTGCGGCGGAACTCCGTGCGGCGGGTGTAATCTTGGGTTTTAGGCATTGATCTTGCGTTTGTTGGTGTTGGGTTTGGCGGTTTCGGGGTGAGAGGCGGGTTTGGCCTTGCCGGAAAGGCGGCGGCGGCGGGCTTCGATGGAGTCGGCCATGGTCACGCTGGTCGGGGTGGTCGCGGCGATGGCGTTGATCACGTCTTCAGTCGTTGGTTCGCGGGCATTGTCGTTAAAGGCATGGGTCATGGCGGTGAGCCAGACTTGCTCGATTTGGCGACCGGAGAATCCGCCGGATGCCTCGGCCATGTAAGAGATGTCGAAATCCTCCGGCTTGCGTTTGCGCTTGGCGATGTGGATGCGCCAGATGGCAGCGCGCTCGGCGGTGGTGGGCAGATCCACGGCCCAAACGTCGAGGCGGTCGATGAGGGCATCGGGGAATCCGTCGATGTCATTGGCGGTGAAGACGAAAAATATGCCTTCGCTGTTGAATTGCATATCTTGGAGGATGGTCTTGATCACGCGGTTGGTCGTGCCGCCATCGGTCGTGCCGCTGGTCTTGCCGCCGGAGAAGAGGCCATCGGCCTCGTCGATCCAGAGGACGCAGGGGGCAATGGCCTTGGCCGTGGCAAAGGCACTGCGCCAGTTGGACTCGGATTGACCGACAAGCGAGCCAAAGAGCACGCCGCCTTCGATGCGGACTCCGGGGATACCGAAGGAGATGCTGCAAGCGCGGGCGGTGAGCGATTTACCAGTGCCCGCTTGGCCTACGGCGAGGAAACCGCGCGGAGAGTCGAGGCCATAGTCGCGGGCCTCGCGGGTGAAGTTGCGCCGCTTGGAGACAAGATCGGCCTTGAGCAATTCGAGTCCGCCGATTTCATCGAGTGAGACAGTGTTGGAGACGATTTCGAGGATGCCGTTCTTTTTGACCGCCGATGCTTTCTCGCGGGAGATGATGGTCGGCGAGAACTCGCCGGATTCGACCACGGAGAGGGCGTAGGCGTCCTCGGCCTCGGTCGTGATGAGGCCCATGGAGGCATCGAGCACGGCATCGAGGGCATCGCCCTGCGGCATCGGCTTTCCGGTCGATTCGCAGAAGGTGGTGAGAAGGCTCTGCAATTCCTCGCGCTTCGGGAGTTGGAATTCCTCCATGACGAAGTGCTTCGACAATTCCTCGGGCAGCTTGAAGATGGGCGAGAGGATGATGATGGTCTTCTGCGCGGTCTTGGCGTGGAGGCAAGCGTCTTTGACCATGCGGTAGATGATCGGGTTCGGCTCGGCCAGCACGAGATGGAAGTCGCGCAGGAGGAGGATGGTTTTCTCGGGCAGTCCGTGGATGGCGGCGAGAACCTCGGTGGGATCTTGCTCGCCGAAGGCGGCTCCGGTGCGAACGTCGATGCGACCAGCGGTGCAAGACCAAGCATGGAGGGCATACTCCAGTTGGTCGGCCACGCCGCGAATCATGGACTCGGCGCGTTGCTCCTCGAACGAGGTGAGGTAGATGCCGGGATAACCGGCACGGATTTTATGGGTTATGGATTGCATTGGTTGGGTTTTCTTTCGAGGAGGATCTTGACGCGGGCGCGGATGGCGGGGAAGTCGATGCACATTCCGGTGCCTTCGCATTGAGGGCAGTTATCGCGCTCGATCCCCTTGCGGCAGCTACATTTCTGACCGGTCTTGGGTTGATATGCTTTGTTCATACGCTCACTTCTTCCTCGATCCCGACAATCTTGTAATCGTCGGGATCGGCGGGTGATTTGTCGTAGCAGTAGTATTCCACTTCGCCCCACGATGCCTCGTCATACCAATCGGGATCGCCAGTTTTCAGTTGGTCGTGGAACTGCTTGGTGGCCGCACGTTTCGACTTGGCTTCAATATAGACATGGTTGACCAAGGTGCGGGTGCGCTGGACATCCAGCCGGAAGGTTTTCATGCTGATTGGGTGGCCGATCCGGTGTTGAGGGTGTGGTATTCGGGCTTTTTCTTGCGGGTGGTCACAGTGCCGAGGGCGGCTTCGATGGCCTTGGTGGCTTTCTCGCAGGAATTGCCCTTGAAGCCGGTGGCTTCGATGGAGACTTCGCCGGTAGGCGTGATGGTGATGAGGAGCGATTTCATGGTTAGTTGAAGGATCCGGTGACGGCGAGGTTGATGGAGCCGTCTTGCTTGGTGACGCGGGCCACGGAGTAGCCTTTGGCGCGGCAAGCGGCGGTGGCGCGGTGGACGGCGTAAAGCTGCTTGAGCTTGGCGAAGTCCTTGCCGACAACTTTGGCGACGTGGCCGTTCCACCAATCGGTGGTGAGGCCGAGCGTGCCATCGGTGTTGCGCTTTACGGCGATGTCGTAGGGGCCGGGGCATTTGATGACCATATCGGCCTTGAGGGTTTGCGATCCGTAGCCACGCGCAATGGCGTTGGCTTGGATGGGAAGGGCGAGTTCGCGGCAGGCGGCTTCGAGGGCTTTCTGGTCGCGGAACTCGCAGCTAACAGTTGTCCAGTGTGACATGATGCTGTGTGTTTGGTTGGTGTTGGAACGCGCTACTGCGAGAGTTGCGCGTTGAAATGTTGGTGCTCCCACGCGAGGCAGGCATCGCGGGAGGGATGGGAATAAGCGGTTTCGTCGTTGATGATGACTTGCCAGCACTGCGCTTCGTGGGCGAATTCGATGGTGCTGGCGCGCTCGATGGAGAGGCGACCGAGTTCGGCGAGCGGGATGTCCTCGTTCCAGAGGCAGCGCAGCGTGCCGTCAGTTGCGACTGACAATGTGTGCTGGCGGGGCATCGGGCATTTTGTTGTCATTGATCGGGTTGGTTTCATGGAGGGCACGGGCATAGAACACGGCGGCTTCTTCGGCGGTGAAGACTGTGCTGGAGAGGCTGGAGAGGATGTAGCCATTGTCGTCGGGGTTGGTGTGGAAGTGCTCGCCAAGGAAACAGGCATACCGCTTGGGCGTGATGCCGTCGATGGCGGGCAGGACGAACAGCGCGACGACCCGGTTGCCTTTGGTTGGCGGGTCGAAAATGCTGTCAGGGAAGCCCATCCCTTTCATGATGGACCGGATGAAGTTCTCGTCGTCGGTAACGGCATAGGGTGGATCTATCATAGTGGATTTGAGATTGGAGATTGGAGATTTGAGAAGGCTACAGCCGCGTTCCCCAGCCAAGACCAACGCTCCAAGGTGCGTTTGTATCCGGTGGGTTTTTCTTTCGTGCTGCTCAAGCTGGCGATGATGCTGTCGGCATACTCGCGCAGCGTGTCGGTGTCGGTGTCGATGGGTAGCCCTGTGCAGTAGGAGGCATCGTCCAGCCCCTCCCAATCGCTCTCGGCGTTTCCACGCCAGTCGATTGAGAAGCGCAGGAGCGGCACGTCGTCGGGGTCCTCAGCGTTGTAGTCGCCGCTCCATCCTTCGCCGATGTCCTCCCAAACGAAGCGGATGTTGTCTTTGATTACTTCGATGTCGGTGAATGGTGGGTAAGTTTTCATGGTTGGTTGGAAATTTCAGACAGCGCGCTTTTTGCGGGCCATAATCAGAATCCCTGTTTGGGGTCTGTCCGCAGCCGATATACGCGCGACACGGTTTTGCCTCCGGCGATGGCCGGATGTCTGAAAAAGTGATTAAGCGGCAAGTTTGCGGGCACCCATCGCACCGAAGCTGTCAGCTATGTTGCGGGCGGCGGCGGCGGTGGTTTGGCGGGTGAACTTGTTTTGGCGCAGGGTTTCGGCATCGCGCATCAGGTGGGTTTGGCAGTTGTGGATGAGTTCGGTGATGCGGGGGTTGTTGGCGATGTTGAGTTCGGGAGCGATGATGAGGATGTCGCGCAGGTTGCCGATGAGGGAGTCGCGGAAGATGGCATCGGGGTCGGAGAGCTTGGACGCGATGCGGTGGACGCAATCAAGCACGCGGGTCATCACCTGCTCGCTGGCTTGGGTGGCGGCGTGGTTCACGTTGCGCTCGATGTCGGCGCGGATCTGGGCGATGCGAACGTCATCGAGGTAGGACACGGCGAGGTCGGTGGTGCGGGGAACCGGCGCGGTGAACAGGGTGAAGGAGAACTTGCTGCGGATCTCGCTCGGCAGCGGGTAGTTTTCCGCGCGGAATTCGCCATTGTGGATGATGCGCGCTTTTTCGAGCACTTCGTCGTAACGCAGGGCGAAGTCGTCGGCCAGAGCGTTGAAGCGGGACTCGAAGCGGTCGAAGTAGGCGCGGTATTCCTCGAAGCGCGAGGTCGGCAGGAGGTAGCCGAACTGCGAGATGACAGTGTGGCGCTTGTGGAAGCTGTTCTCGGCATTGATCGCCTCGCTGCACAGCTTGGTGAAGGGGGTGATGAAGCTGGGAGGCCACAGCTTTGTGACCCACTGGCCTGCTTCTTTGCCCAGGTCGTGATTGTCTTTCACTTCCTCGGTCAGTTTCTTGTCGGTCTTCGACTTGCCCACCATCGAGACGGAGGGCTTGACGATGAGGACGCGGGATTGGATGTCGTTCATTTGGAGTTAGGAGTTGAGGGTTTGGAAATGGATAAAGGCCATGCTTTGCCAATGCGGTCGGTGATGCGCCAACCGGAAAACTGCGAGGTGGCGTCGATGATCGGGTGGTAGCGGTAGCGAATGCCGGAGTAGTAGCCTTGGATGTCCAAGGCGACTTGCAGGTGCTTGAGGGTGAGCGGCTTTGCCAGCGGCCCGTGATCGGCAATGGCGACGAGGCTTTGGAGCATCGCGCGGGTGGCTTTCATCAGCTTTTGCAAAAAAGTGTGCCGGTGGAGGGCGTTGTGTCCCCCCACCGGCAATCCGGTTAGGGCTTGATGTAGGCGTTGAGGCCGATGGTCACGGCCTTGCCGTTGACGAGGGCGTTGGTGACGACGTTGCCGCCACTGGTGGCGACGACGAGGGTTTTGCCGCTGGCCGAGGGGCGCGGCGTGCCTACGGGGATGGTGACGACGAGGTTGCCGTCTTTGATCATGGCGTGCATAGCTGGTTTCTCCTGTGTTCGGTTGTCAGTTGAGGCCGCACGGCGAACACGATCCGTGCGGCGGAAAGAGGTGGGCTACCCCCCCCCACCGGAGGGTAGCCCTTGTGCAAACGCGCCTTCTGGTTGGTTGCCCTCCCAATCGGCGCGGCCCATGCACAAATTGCTTTTGCAAAAAAGTGGTTTAGTCGGAATCCCGGTGTGGGAAAAACCGCATGGCCGCGACACGGCGGCGGCGCAAGAGTCGCCGCCACCACGAGAGTCGGCGCGGCGGCGCGGTGACGACGTGAAGGTAAAACAAGTGGGGAACGAGACGTTTCATGGAAGAAGCTGCCGGAGCATTTGCACGATTTGGCGGATGCTGGAGCGGGCGACAGTGCGGGTCGGATGGTCGGTGGCGTTGCGCATCGGCCAAAAGCGCGTGAGGCGGTCGGCCAAGGCTCCGCGCATGGTGAAGCGGGCATCGTGGGGAATTTGCAGGATCATACGACGAGGGCGGCGAAGGGTTGGAAGGTGAGTGACCCGCCGCGAACGCGCGGACGGCGCGGCGGCAGGGGATCGCGCTGCGCGGTCGGCAGGGGCAGACCGAGCGAGGCGTGGAGCATGGACACGAGGAAATCGTGGCGTTGCTGCTTGAGTCGGTCGCTGATCGGGGTCAGTTCGACGAGTCGGACGCGGGTGTTGCTGTGGTTGTAGCGTTTCATAGGAATTCGCGGATGATGCCGGAGAGTTGCCAGCGCCAAGTGGAGGGCTTGACGATGGCCACGGAGACATGGAGGAGGATGCGAGCAATCATAGGATAAAGTTTATGGTCGGTGACTTTTGCAAAAAAGGGGATGGGTGAGGGTCGTTGTGACCCTCACCCATCCATCGGTTAGGCCGCTTTGCGTTTGCGGGCCTTGGGAGCGGCAACGTGCGTCTCGACCATCGCGGTGATGAGATCGAGGAGCGGCGTCTTGTCGGGAGCTTGGGAGAGGATGGAGTCCAGTTCGCCCAAGAGGACAAGCGCGCGGTCTTGCAGTGCGCTCTGAACCGAAGCCGGGTCGGCGTTGGTCGGCATAGCGACCACGTTTTCCGGCGTGGCCGGAGTCTCGGCGGGCGTGCTGGTCGGCGTCGCCGTGACTTCGGGTTCTGCCTCGGTTTCGGCAGGTGTTGGTGTCTCGGAAGGCGTCTCGGCAGAGGCAGACGACTCGGTAGCCTTGGATTGCTCCTTGGCAGCGATGTCGGCGGCGTGCTCGGCGAGCGTCATGCCGAACTTCTCCAGCGAAGCCAACTCCAACCGCCATTTTGTGCGGTTGGCGAAGGCAGCGGTGGCTTTCTCGGCCCCGATTTTGCTGATGGTCTGGCACTCGCGGAGTGTCAGGTCATCATAGCGGGACTCGGTGATGACACCATTGACGACAAGGGCGAAGGCGTTGCTCGCGTATTGGCTGTTGGATATTGTGCCTTGCGAGATGCCCTTTTCCTTGAGGTAAGCCGTGATGGTCTGACCGCGCGGCACTTGCGGAATCATGGCGGTGAAGACTTTGCCAAGTTCCGAGAAGATCCGGCGGAGAGAGTTCTCGCGGTTGGTGAACTCGGCAGTGAGCTTGTCAATGCCGAGCTTGCTGAAGGTCGCAAATGCGACGATTTGGTTTTTCATGGTTCTTTTGTGTTGGTTTCGGAAATGGCGGGAAGCCGCGCGCCGAAGGCACGCGTTCCGCCAAGAAACGGACGGAGAACCGAACCGAAATGTAACCTATCCTGCCGGAGACGATCCGGCTGGCAGGCCAGCGGAGACAAGTCAGCAACTTGCCTCGGACGCTGGCTCGCGGCCCCCGAAGTGAATCGGTCAGGTGGAGGGGGGGAGCCAGCGTCCGAAACAAGGTTCGGACGGCGCGCGGATCATCTCACCGCGCGATTCACTTTTGCAAAAAAGCGACCGCGCGAGAATCCGCGCGAAGATCAATCACGGGCGGGAAAATCAAATCCAGCGCGCGCGCGTTTGCGCGCGCTCGGATTTTCTTTCCTCGCTCATTAGGTAGGAATTACGTCATCTGATAGCGTCATATCAAATCGGCCAGCAAGGCAAAAAAAGAGCGCGCGCGGAGTTTCCTCCGCGCGCGCTGTGCTCGCGCCGCGCGCTGTCAATCGCGCGCCAAGCGGCGCGCCTCCGGCGTCAATGGCGCGAGGCCAAGGCGCGCGCGCGTTGCGTCATGCGCGCGCATCATGCGGAACCATGCGCTTTCCGTTTCCGGCGCGTGACCGCCTCGCCGTCCCTCGCGCGAGACTCCGCGCGCGATGGCAAAGGCGAATGGCTCGCCTTTCAATCGCGCGAGCGCGCAACGCGCGGCGCGCCGGATGATGCGCGCATCACGCGCGAATTCGCGGCGCGCCTTGTTCTCCGCGCGGGTTTTCTTTCCTACCATGCGCGCGATGGCCTCGCGGTCTTTGTCATAAGCGGCGCGCGCACGCTCGCGGAGTTCCAACGCGCGGAGGATGACCGCGCGGCGCGTTTCCGACAATAGGCGCGCGCTGTGCTCGAACTCCTCCGCATCCGGCGTGACTATCTCCGCCGGAAGCGAAAGAAGCGCGCTGTCATCTTGCTTGGCAGTGTCCATCTTGGAAAAGAGAACATTGCTTTCTGCATAGCCAGCGCGAGTCATAGCGGCGCGCGGCGCGCCTTGCGACCATGCACCGAGCGCGCCACTGGTGAATTCCTCCGCGAATTCCGCGAGGAAAAGCGGCCCGAATTCGCGCGGCCCTCCCGATTGTTTTTCCTGCGCGGCGCGCGCGGCGCGCCATGCGTGACGGCGAAGCGCGCGGAGAACGCGCGCCATGCGCGCCGGATTGATACGCGCGCGGCGCGCCGCGCGGGTTGCGTTGCTCAATTCATCTTGAGCGGATCCGCCGATAGTGGCGGGTTGCGTTGTGCTGGTGCTGTCTTGCATAGCGACTATGACAATACGCCAAAGCGTAGCCAAGCGCAACCGGAAACGCGCGAGCGGGATGGGCAAAAACCCTCCGCGCGCGCGGCGCGCGGAACAGGGATAAAACTACTTATTCATAAGTATTTTTGCGCGGAATTCACCGACCATGGAAAAAATTGTCCGACCATGAGGTGAATTGGAGAAGTTGGCGGGTTGACACCGACGAAGAATCGTATGGCAGCCAAAGCCAAGGGCGGGACGAACGAGTGGGGGCAGATCGCACGCGCGGCGAGTGAACACGCGCACAAATCGGTCATTGCCGACTATAAAGCGCAGGTGGAGCGGTATCAAAAGACCGTGATCGAGTTGGAAGACCAGCTTGGCGTCACCAAGGCACTGAGATCCGCGCCGACCAACAAGGTGCTGGAGGCTCGCAAGACGGCCAAGAGCGAAGCGGTGGCCGTGGCGGTGGCCTCGGATTGGCACGTCGAGGAATCGGTGGAACCGGCCTCGGTCAACGGGCTTAACGAATACAATCTTGCCGTGGCCGACCAACGCATCGCCAAGTTTTTCCATTCGGTCGTGCGGTTGACAGACATTCAGCGCAACGGCGCGGAGATCGACACGTGTGTTCTCTTCCTCGGCGGTGATTTGATGAGCGGCTACATCCACGAAGAGTTGATGGAGACGAACGCGCTGAGTCCGACTGAGACAATTCTTTGGTTGCAGGAGCGGATCGTGGCCGGGATCGGGCTATTGCAGCGTCACTTCAAGCGCATCTTGGTTCCGTGCAGCTTCGGCAATCACGGACGGACGACGAAAAAGCCGCGCCATGCCACGGGCTATCGCAATTCCTACGAGTGGTTACTTTATCGTGTGTTGTCGCAGCGGGATTTTGGCGGGGCGGTCGAGTTTCAAGTGGCCGACTCGTATTTCAATTTTGTGAAGCTCTATGACAAGGTGATCCGGTTTCACCACGGCGATAATATCCGCTATCAGGGCGGGGTGGGTGGCCTGACCATTCCGGTCGAGAAGGCCATTGCCAACTGGAACCGTGCTACGCCTGCCGACCTTGATGTGTTTGGGCATTGGCATCAGCAGCAGCAGAACCCCAAGTGGTGCAGCAACGGGTCGTTGATCGGCTACAACGCCTATGCTTTGTCGATCAAGGCGCAGTTTGAGCCGCCGCAGCAGACCTATTTCCTGTTCGATCACAAGAGAGGCCGCACGATTACCGCCCCGATCATTCTATGAACTGGAAAAACGAAGTGAACAGGATCAACAAGGCGGCATTTTCTTGGCCGAAAGGCTGGAGCACACGGGAAGAGATCGCGGAGCAACTGGAATGCTCGCCGGATCGGGTGCGTGAAGTGCTCGCGCCGGGGATCAAGACCGGCGACATCGAGGTGAAGGATTTTCAGGTGTGGGAAGACGGGCGGAAGATCCGCAAGACCGGCTACCGCAAGGTCATGGCCGAGGCGGACAAGCCGAGCAAGGCGGCGAAGCCGAAGCCGAAACGCCGGAAATGAGCGCGATCATCGGTTGCCTTTTGGTTTTGCTGGCCTTGCTGGGCCTGACGGCGCAGGTGGCCTATTGTTGCGGAGAGAAGCAAGGCACGAAAGACGAACGGGCGCGGGCTGACCATCGCGTGCGCGGCGTGCTCTCGCGCGATAAGAAGAAAAAGACACCCGCAGACACCCGCAACACCCGCAAAAAGAAGCCAAAATCGTCGAAAACGACGATCAAGGTGGGTGAGGTCGAGGTTCCGGCCTTGGTGGTGAAAGCCAAGGGCTAATCCCGCCCGTCGAGCCATTCCTGAATGGCGAGGGTGGTTTCGCCGTTGGGGTTTTTGCGGCGGTGGATCCATTCGGAGATGCGGATGATGCCCGTTTTGACATCGCGGGGGCAGACGATCCGAGCGAGGAGGGTTTGCCTGCCGCGCGCGGCGGCGAGGTAGCGGGCCAACCGGCGCATGAGCGCGTCGGTGCGCGGGGTTGGTTTGCTGCTTTTGCCCATAAAAAAGAAAGTCTTACTCAAAGGCGTAGCTGTCAAGTTGACACGGGCGGAGGATTTAATGGGTCCGAAAAGATTTATGGGCAAGCCGAAGCGATTCGGTTGGCGTTCCCCACAGAAAGCAACAACGACGGCCCAGCCGAAGCCCCGGAGCTACGGGTGGAGAGCACCAGCCGCATCGCGGCAAAGGATGATCGAGGAGGAGTTGCCGCGCCAGAGCCGGGACGGGAAATACCTGTTGGCTCCTTGTCTGGTGCTGTGGGCGGCGGTGTGGGGAACGCGCGCGGCGTTTCACTCGGCGATGGAGCATTTGCCCTTTGCCCGCAGTCACGATTTTCAGGGGGTCTAACTATGTTCAATCTCAAGTTTATCTACGACGAAATGTATGGGCTGAAGCCGCGTCGCGTGGCCGAGGTCGGGGTGAATGAGCCAGACAAGTGTTCGCTCTTGCCGTTTATTAACGCGGGCATTCCGGCCCTACTGGTCGAACCGCTGCCGTGGTGCTGTCAGAATTTGCGGGCGGCTTTCGAGGGCAAGCCGGTGGAAGTGATCGAAGGCGTGGCAGGCGACAAAGAGGGAAGCGTCTTATTGTATGATCGGGGCGAGGGAAGCTGGATCGACGATGTGCCGCAGGGGGCGGCCCCGGACGAGACGCATTCCGGGATGAATCGGCAAACGATGGACCCTCGCTTTATCCGCAAGGTGCAGAGCTACCGCTGGCGGATGATTGATCCCGGCGACATCGACGTGCTTTGTGTCGATACAGAGGGAGCGGAGTGGTTTGTCATTCGAGAAATGACCAGCCGCCCGTCTTTGGTGCGCTGTGAAATGCACTTCACGCACAGTGGGTGGATCAATCCGCATAACCCGGCGATCCGCCAAAAAATGAAAGATATGGGCTATGTGGTGATCGGGGAGGACGTGAGCGACATCCTTTGGGCCAAGGTAAATTGAATATGAAACCGTATGAAAAAGAGATTCAGGACATCATCGCCGCGTTCGACGATTTACGCGCCATGGCTGATCAAGACCCCAAACTTGCCGTGGCCGTAAAAAAAGCGGAGGGCGCGCTTTCGATCATGCTCACTTTGGCTGCGACGGCTCTGGAGGCGATGGGGGAACGCGGCATTTCCCATCCTAATTGACAGGTAGGAGCGAGTTATGGCGACGACCGATTGGCAGGAGATTTACAGCACCTACTCCACGGCGGAGTTGCAGGAGGAGATCGTGGGGCTGAAGAAGCTGGCGGTCCCGCTGATGTCGCAGCAGGTGGGATCGAAGTCCTACACCAAGGATCTGCGCGAGATCCGCGACCGGCTTCAGGCGGCGACGAGGATGCTGTATCAGGCCAGCGGATCGTCCAACGACAACACGGCGGTTCCCGATTTTTCGGCGGTGAGGTTCTAAAGTATGGCCGAGAACTCCAAAGTTACGTGGATGGACCGGGCGATTGCTTCGGTGGCCCCGCGTTATGCCATGTCGAGGGTGATGGGTCGCTCGATTCTCAAGGAATTCGAGAGCGGCGAAGAGGTGCGGACGCAGCGGGGCGACAGCGGCGGGAAGAGTCGCCATGCGTCGAGCGAAACGAGTCGCCGGAACCGGGATCGGCTCAAGCAAATTTGGGAAGCACGCGACATGGAGGAGCGTTACTGCTTCGTGCGCGGGATTTTAGAAAAACTGACGCAATACGTTTGCGGGGCGATCACTTATCAGGCTCGCACGGGCGACAGCGAGTTTGACGAACAATACCAGAACTACTTTCACGATTGGTGCAACAGGGCGGATGTGACGGGTCGCTTCCGTTTCTCCGAGTTGGTGCAGCTTGGTTTCCGCGCCACGGTGCGGGACGGCGAACATGGCTGGCTCATCCTGCCGGTGGATGGCGAACTGCGTTTGCAGTCGATCGAGGGCGACCGGATCGGCGGCGACGAGCCGAGAGGGAGCGTCGATGAATACAATATCAACGGCATCGTGATCGACGATTTGGGGCGGGTTCAGCGATACGAAATCTACAAGCGCACCCGGATGGCGCAATACATCAAGGAACTGGATGCCACGCCAGACCAGTTTATTCACCTTTACCGCCCGACACGGGTGGATCAATACCACGGATTAAGCTGGCTGAGTCCGGCCCTGCCGCACGCGCGCGACATCCACGAACTTTTCGGCTTCGAAAAAATCGCCATGAAGTTTGCGGCGGCATTTGCCGGTTTTATACGCAGGCCCGATGGTTTGAAGAACGCGGGGATGGATTGGATGACGCGCAAGCCGGGATCAGAGTCCGGGCCGGGTTCTTTCAATGTTCAGCCGGGGCTGATCAAGAGGCTCCAAGAGGGCGAAGAGATCACTTTCCCCGGCAGCACGGGCCGACCCTCCGGCAACCTGATGCAGTTTGTCGAACTTCTCATCCGCGAAATCGCCTTGGGCATGAACCTGCCTTACGGCTTTGTCTATAACATGGGCCTGCTGGGGGGCGTGACCGCGAGAATCGAAGTGATGCAGGCCATGCGGAGCATCGCGCAGATGCAGCAGATGTTGGTGGATCGGGTGCTGAACCGAGTGAAAGACGCTGTGCTGGACAATGCGATTGCGATGGGCGCGCTGTCGCCGCATCCGCTCTGGAATTCGGGATCGTGGAATTTCGGTGCGCGACTGACCGGGGATACGGGCAACTACGTGCAAGAGCAGATCATGCTGATGCAGAACGGGTTAATCACGCGCGGGAAGGTGATCGAAGAGATGGATGGCTCCTCGCACATGGAAATCGCCCGGACGCGCGCCCGCGAGGTGAAGGAACTTCAGGAAGTCGGAGCCGAATCCGCCGTGCCGATCGAATTGGTCGTTCCGGCGATGAGCAACGCGACCGCGCTCTTGGCCGCGATCAACAGTCCGCCGGAACCCGCGCCGGAACCGCCTCCGGGCTATGTCGGCCAAGCCGGTGAGAAAACGGCAGCGCAGGTGATCGAAGTTTTGACGGCCTACGCCGAAGGCAAGCTGGAGCGCGCCAGCGCGATCCAATCCCTCGTCTGGGTCTATGGCGTGCCTCGCGCCAAAGCCGAAGCCCTTGTGCCGGAACAAAGACCGGAACAACCCAACCAACCAACCAATACCAATGCCAACACTGCTTCCTCCTCCTCCCCAAATAACAACGGCTAAAGCCCCCTCCGGCAGAATTGTCGAGGTGGTGCGTGACTACGCCGGTCACGGCATTGAGTTTGCAGGCGGAAACAGCTACGTGGTGGAAGACCCGACGCTGGCCCATCTGATGATGATGGGGGTGGCAGGCAAGATCCGTGACCGTGAGTTGTTCCAAGGCGAAGCGGGCAAGCGGGTGCTGATAACAAGGAGCGGCGGGTTTGGGGATATTCTTTTTCTGACGCCGCTGATTCGCACGCTTTTGGCGGCGGGCAACGAAGTGACTGTCTGCTGCCACGACAACTACAGCGATGCTTTGTCCGGTGTGGCCGTGCAATGGAAGCGGTATCCGATGATTTTGGCCGAGGTCATGCCCTATGACCGGGAGTTCTGGTTGGAGGGCGTGATCGAGTTTGCCGCCGATCCGTCGAGGCACGCGGTCGATCTGTTTGCCGAAGCGGCGGGGGTGGAACTGACCGAGGGCAAGGAATTGAGCTACGCGGTGAAGCCGGAAGACACGGCTTGGGCCGAGGAGCATTTTCCCAAGAAAGCCAAGCGGCGGATCGGGGTGCAGCTCATGGCGTCGAGTCCAGCGCGGACGTATCCGCAAGACCTTATGATCGAGGTGGTGCAGTCTCTCATGCTTCATGCGGATCTTGAGGTGGCGCTGTTCGGGCCTCCGGGGGCGATTCAATTACAGGAAAACCATCCGCGCGTGCTCAACGTGGCGGCACAGGCGAAGACCTTTGCCCAGAGTGCGGGGGTCTTGGCGCAGTGCGATGCAGTCCTGGCTCCCGATTCGGCCATCGCGCATCTGGCCGGAGCCTTGAAGCTGCCGACTGTGGCCCTTTACGGATCATTCCCGTGGCAGGCGCGCACGGCGTATGCTCCGACGATCCGTGCCTTGCAGGTTTCGCTGGCTTGTTCCCCGTGTCACTGGCACGGGCGGGGTTCGGCTTTCCCGCCGCATGGCCCGTGCGCGCGCACCGGCAGGTGTGAAGTGCTCGCCCAGATCGAGCCGCAACGGGTGGTGCGGGAAGTGATGAAAGCCTTATGAAAAAAACCAAGACTGAGCGAAAGCCGTTCGATTTCAAGAAGTGCCATTTGCACATCGGGATTCCCTGCTACGGCGGCATGATGAGCGAACCGACTGTGACAAGTTTGCTCAACTTTCTTCTGTTGGCCCAGAAGTTGGGCCTGAATTGGACGCTGGATACAATGGTGAACGAATCGTTGGTCACGCGGGCGCGCAATAATCTGATGGCGCAGATGTTGTGCAACAAGGCTGCCACGCATTTCATGTTCATCGACGCGGATATTCGCTTCGAGGGCACAGCACCTTTGCGGCTGATGGTGGCGGACAAGGATGTGATCGGCGGGCTGTATCCGAAAAAAAGCGCGGGTCCGGCTGATTATGTGGTCAACTTGAACCCCAGAACGAGCGTGCAGGGCGATTGTTTCACGGTGAACACGATTGGCACGGGATTTCTGATGTTCAAGCGGGACGTTTATGAGCGTCTGATCAAGGCGCATCCAGAGACGAAATACGGCAATGACATGAGATTCGCCAAAGAGTGCGAAGAGAATATGTATGCCATATTCGACTGCAAAATCGACGACGATGGAATGTATCTCTCTGAAGATTGGCTGTTTTGCCGCAGGTGGCAGGCATTGGGCGGCAGGGTATGGGCGCACAGCAAGGTGCTACTGAACCATTGTGGGCATCAGGAATTTCGGGGCGACTTGCCCGAAGGATGCCGTGGGAAAACGAAGCTCCCGGCGCTGAATCATATTTTGAAGGTGAAGAAGCGGAAGTGACAGTTCACCCGAATTGACAGGGATCGAGTTGAGATGAGCCAAGCAATCGGATATGAGGGCGGAGTGCCGTTGACAGGGCGGATTGCGCGGGATCGGTGGGTGAAGAAGCTGCGCGATGAGGACTTGGATCGGCGGGACGCGAATCTGGGGCGGGCAGGTGCGGCGGGGGCGATTGCCGGTGCGCTGTTTCCGAGCCGCAAGATGGGGATCTATAAGCGCATGGGGATCGGCGCGGTGGCCGGGACGGCGGGAGTTTTGGGAGTTCGGCAGGCCACAAAGAATTCGCGGGATGCCTATGGCGAGCGGAGTCGCGGGGCGAAACGGGCGGAGTCGCTTCCGGCGGTAGCTGCGCTGACGGGCGCGGGGTTGCTGACGGCGAAGAAGCTGGGGCTGTTGAAGAAGCTGAAGTTTGCAGTTGGCAGTAGGCAGTCGTCAGTGGAACTGGAGAAGCCGTTTCATGGTTACAGCGAGAAGCGGCACGCCAAGACGGGCGGGCTGAATGACTCGTTCCGCAGGAAATACAACCGGGAGAACGGGAGTAACCTGAAGCGTCCGGTCACGACGGAGCCAAGCAAGCTCAAGCCGGGAAGCAAATCGGCCAAGCGGCGTGCTTCTTTCTGTGCCCGGATGGGCGGAATGCAGGGGCCGACCTCGAAGGATGGGAAGCTCACGCCGAAGGGCGCGGCCTTGAAGCGGTGGAATTGTTCGGCGGAAGTTTCCAGTGTTCAGTTTTCAGAGAAAAAAGAGAAGAAGGGGCTGAATCCTTATGTTGGAGCCACAGCGAGCGGAGCGATTTCGGGTGCGGCGCTTGGGTTTATTCCGACCATTCTCCGACGCGGCAACAGCCTAAAAACGGCGCTCAAGGCCGGTGCGCTGGGCGGTTTGGCCAGCGGAGCGATTGTCGGCGGCGGTGCTTTGATCGGTTCGCGTATTCTGGGCGAGCCGCGCGAGGACGAAGGATCGGCTTTTACCAAGCGCGCGGCGATTGGCGGCACGATTGCAGGTGCGGGCGCGGGGTTGGCCGGTGGGCTGTTGCTGCGTAAAACGGCCAAGGGGCAGAAGATTTTGGCCGATGCGGCGAAGAATTGGCGACCGGCTGAGTGGTTGCACAAGGGTCCGGTGGCAGGCAGCGCGGCGATCGGCGCGGTGGCAGGAGCAGGCTATGGTGGTGCAACTGGCGCGGATGAGGGGCAACAGGTGGATTCGTTGCGACATTTGCGGAAGGACTTGCGCAAGGATGTGAAAGCGGCGGCGATGAAGCTGGAAGGGAAAGTTGGCAGTGTTCAGTTTTCCGTTGGCAGCAAAGCCAAGTTTTTCATTACCCGGATCGCGGGTCGTGCCGAAGAAGGAACGGTGGTGGGAAAGGCTTCGTCACTGAAAAGCGCGCGGCGGGTGAAGAACAAGCACGATCTCAAGTATGGGGCCACTGCCCACAAGATTGTCGATCAAGAGGGCAAGCCCGTTCTTTTTGCCCAGAAGGATTGGCGGGATGCGCGGCGGGAATCGCGTAGTGAAGCAGCTAAAGACGTGATGGTGGGCGGCGGGGCTTTGGCGGCGGGGGCTGGTGTCGGCGGCGGTGCGCTGTGGGCGGCACGGAAGTTTGGCCAGAACGCAGACAAGGCGGGCGCGGCGGCAGAGCAGGTGACAGAAACACTCAAGGGAGTGACCAAGCCGCGTTTTGTGCGGTCGCGTCAGTGGCTCAAAAAGCAGATGTCTTTCCCGACCTTTGGAAAAATGATGAAAAAGTTTCGCATGAGTAGCACGGCGGCGGCGGTGGAGTTGAGTATTTTAAGGCCCAAGGGCCGAACCGCTGGATGGAGTGATTACGGCAAAATCAAAACTTCGGAGGGTCGCGCCAAGTTTGCCAAGGCACTGAATGCGGGCCGCGCGGCGGGCTGGGACAATTATGCTTCAACTCCGGCGATGAAGGATCTCTTGAAGGGCGAAAATGCGCGGGGGGCCATGCGCCAAAAATTCAGGAATTTCTTGAGGGTGCTTCCGTTGGAGAGCAAGCAACGTCTGACCGAATTTTATATGCTGCGCAAGGATTTGACCGAGGAGCAGCGCAACGTGCGCAATGCGGTGGTGGCCGGAACGGTCGGCGTAGGTGCGGCGGCGGGAGTAGCCGCCGTGGGGTTGCGTTCGCTGAAGCGGGCGGATGAGGCCATGCGGCAGCGGTGGAGTTCGATCCCGGCGGCTCCGGCGACTTTGCCGGAAATGAGCACACCGAAGAAAAATCTGACTCCGACGATGCAGGACAAATGGGCAGCGGCCCAAGCGCGCGCGGCGATGTCCCCCAAGGGATCGGGTCGCACGATTCGCGTTGAAGCTCCGCAGGCAATGGCGCGGCAGGCCGAGGCGCGGCGGATCAAAGAGATTCGTGCGGTATCGCGTGCGCCGATTGCCGATGCGGCGGAGGGCGCGCGGGCTTCGACCAAGGCGCGCGTAGCCCAAGGTCGTAAGTTGCAAAAAATTGCTTCGGTAGGAAATGCCGGGGTGCTGAGTCGCGGCGAGCGGATGACGGCTTCGGCAGCGTTGGCGGCTTTGCGGAAGAAGTTCCGCTTCGAGCACAATTTCGCTGTGCGCTACCGGGACAAGGATGGCAAATCGACGGGATGGAAAAGCTGGGCCAAGGGCGAAACAGTTTACGACGAGAACATGAACCCGACGAAGATGGGGGTGGGTTCCTTGGCCAATTCGATGAATCGCTATGCGCAGCAGGGGTGGCGGGAGAGCAGGCGCGGAGCGAACTTGGTGCGCGATTTCCGCGAAGTGGCGAGCGGCCAGAAAACGAAGAAGCGGGAGTGGGAGAAATCTTATTTCAAGGATCGGGTGGCTGGTGCGCTCGGCACGGCGGGCTTGATTGCCGGAACAGTGCTCTATCGCAAGGGCGGCAAATACGGCGCACCGAAATGGGCGCAGAAGTGGCACGGGGCGGTGAATAAAGTAGGTAGCGGCATCCAAAGCGCCAACAGGACGGCACAGGGCTGGCTGGACCGGCAGGTGAATGGGTTTGAGGCGCGGTTCAATGCAACGGTGCGGATGTTTTCGCAGGATAATTGGCGTCGGGCTGGATACACGGGAATGCTGACGGGTGGGCCACTTAACGTGCGGGATGAAATAGACGCCGAGCGATATTACCGCGCGGGCGGGGTTGAGTATCGCAAGCGAGACGCCTTAAAACACGCGCTGCCCGGAGCCGCCGCCGCGATCCCTGCAACTATTGCGGGTTACAAGTATGCAAAAAGTTTAGCGCGACGGGGCAAACCGTTGAGTGCGTTGGCGGTTCGAGTGGGTTTTCCGGCGGCGGCGGTTGGAGTGGTCAATTCGTTCGTTGGTCCGAGCAAGCAGGCGGTGAGTGACAGAGCAAAACGCACCCGCGAGTTTTCCACGGCGGAATACAAGCAGCTGGCCAAGAACAACTATAAAGACACAGCGCGCAAACGAGACTACATCACCAGCAATATCGGATCTGTGGCGCAGAGTGGTTTGGCAGGCACGCTGCCCGGAATGGCTATTGGAGGGTTGCTGGCCGGAAAGCGCGGAGTAAAGCCGGGGTTGTTTGCGGGGATCGCTGGTGGAATTGCTACCCGCGCCATATTGCAAAAGCGAATCAACCGCAAAGAAGATAAGTGGATTGAAGAGGCCAATAGCGGGCAAGCGAGCAATTTGCGCCAGTGGGCTAACGACACAAAGCATACAGCAATCAATGTGGGTATTCCGCTTGGTTTGGCTGGGGCGGGTATTGGAATTGCCGTCGCTCGCAAGCCGCTGTTTAGAGGAGCGAAAACCGCCGCCCGCAGCGCCCGAAAAATGGCAGCGACCGCGCGTGCCAAGATGCCGGTATCGAAGGCCACGCAGGATGCGCGGTTCGCCAAGGCCAAGCCTGCCCGTGCATGGGAAGTGGGCGGATCGCAGGCTGCGCCGTCGAACTGGCCGCGCCTTGCGATGGAATCACGCATGAATGCGACTTTGCAGATGTTTGAGGGCTACGGGCCGTATCAGGACTATTACTCGGCTCCGGGCTGGGATTTGCGGGATGCGCGGGGCAAGAGCGCGCGGGTCTTTGCGCCGGGAGCGAAAAAGCGGATGCGGCGACCGGCGGAGTGGCATGAGAAGAAGGATAACCAGAAGAAGCTGATTGCTGGGGCCGGGGTGGCGGCGGCTCTGTTGGCCGGAGGCGGTGGCTTTTATTGGGGCACGCAACGCGCACTGAGGCTGGGCAAGCTGGCCAAGACAAATGCCAAGTTCCGCGCGAGCAAGGGCGGCTTCGGAGACATCAGTGGCCTCAACTGAGTTGACTTACACGAGAAAGAAAAAATCTATGAACACGGAAATCAAAAAGAAATTGGTCGCCCTTGAGGCGAATGTGGATGCGGTGCTGTTTCGCCGGATGTATGAGGACGAAGAGCAGCAGTCGGGTATGGGCGTGGGCCGTGCTTTGAATATCGGTGTGGGTGCGGCGGCGCTGGGCGCAGGCGCGTATGGCGCGAAAATTGGCGATCAGGCCATCCGCCGGAAATACGGCATGATGCCCGGAGTCGGTCGCCGTGAGGCTTATCGTCGCGCGGGAATGGATGCGATGGATGCGGCGAAGGGCTATGGCAGCAGGGCGCAGGATGCGGTAACGGGATCTGAGGGTTTCAAGGCCGGTCAGAAGGCGTGGCAGCGCAGCGCTGGTCAGGGCACGGGACTATTTTCGCGTGTTCGTCGTGTGCTCGGCGGGGCGACCCGTGCGATGACCGGCGGGCGTTTCGGCTTCGAGGCAATCGAGGGACGGGTGAATCGTTTGATCGAGCTTGCTGAAGTTCGCATCAACGAGAAGGGCCAACGCTCGGATCAGAATTTGCGCCGTGGAGCTATGGGCTTGTTGACCGGCAGCATCGGAAGCGGTGCCGGTTCACTCGTCAATGCCGGTCGGTTCAATGAGGAAAATGAAATTTATCGCAAGCGTGATGCAGCGGGTCATTCTTTGGTCGGCGGGCTGGCGGGTGTTCCTGTCGGCCTTGCCGGAGGCGCGGTTGCTGCGAGAATGCGCAGTCCGGGGGCGATGGCGGCAACGGCAATAGGTGGCACACTCGGCGCAATAGGCGTGGGCTACGGCGTTTCGCGCGCGATGGGCGAGCGGTCGCTGGATAAGCGCAAGCGCGATTCGCTTCTGGCGCGGTTGCAGGCCGGTCAACAGGGCTAACTTTGTGAAGGCTAAAAGCGCGGATAAGCCCAAGGGCCGGTGCTGGAAGGGGTGCAAGCCCGTTCCCGGCAAAAAACCTTTCAGCAAGGGCAGTTGTTCTTGCGGGATGTCGGCGCTGATTCCGGGGATGATCGAGTTTGTGAGCGACGAGGGTAGGGCGGCAGCCGCCGCTGCGTTGCGATATAACAGATGGATAGATCAGAATCCCAATGTGGATTATGGAAAAAATCCACATTTTGGTGATTTAATGGCGACGCAGGATCGCGTTCAGCAAAGAGGAATCGCGGCCAACAAAATGGGATGGCCGTTTGGAAAGAAAGCTCGCGCCCGCAGGGCCGAAAGAAAGACTTACAACGAGGATATTGATTACATCAATAATCAGTTGAAGGGACTGTCGGCTCTGACTCCCGGCATGGTGGCTTTTGCTTTGGGCGAAGACAATCGGCCTCGCAATAACAACGGGCAATTTCTGGCCAATGAGACGGGCGGGGCGGATCCGAATTCGATGGCGGCGGCATACGGCAATGTCGAAGCGGAGAAGATGGCGCGGCGGCAGGGGCTTATGGCTCGGCTCAAGGCGATGATGGGGCGGTAAGAACAATCAATGTTGTAGTTCACCATGAGCAGCGATGACCACGGACACCGGATTGATCACCACGACAAGGAACTGGAAAGGCATAGCAGTGCCTTGTCGCGGATCTCGGATACTTTGGACAGCTTGCAACGGGAGACGCACGAGATCCGAGTTACTTTGAGAGAGCGCGACCAGACGACCCGATTTTTGCGGGCTTCATTCAATGCCATCCTCGTTGCTGTGGTCATGCAGTTGGCCGGGACAGTCTGGTGGGCGGCAAAGATGGATGCGGCGGTGCAGGCGATGACGCATACGGTGAGCGACCACGAGGATCGGCTGCGGCATCAGGAGAAAAACTAATTTCCGGGCGCGGCGGTTGGTGGTTGGGGGACTCCCGCCGCCGCGTCCGAAAACCATTTAGTTGACTTGGAGCCTGCGGGTATGGACTCGCAGGTTTTTCAATTTCAAGCAGGGAGCATCTCCGGTCGCGTGGATCGGGATGCTGGCATCATTCGTGGGGCGGCGGTGATCACGGGTGGCGTGACGGCGCGGGGGCATGACCTCGAAGTGGATGACACGACGCTGGAGCAGATCGTGACGTGCGGAAACACGAAGGGGCGGGTGCAGGTGAAGCTGAATCACAAAGACCCGCAAGCTCTGCAAAGTATTTGCGGCTACCTCGAAGGCTTTCGCCGCGAGGGCGACAAGGTGGTGGCCGATTGGCATTTGCTCAAGTCGCACGAGGAATTCGACGCGCTGATGGAGCGGGCGACGCGGATGCCGGATTGCTTCGGGCTTTCGGCGGCGTTTTCCGGTCCTCCGAAGGGGGAGAAGCGCAAGGACGGGAAGCAGGCCGCGCGCTGCGAGGAGCTACTGGCGGTGGATTGCGTGGCGATGCCTGCGGCGAATCCGGCGGGGCTTTTCGAGGCCGTGGTTGACACGGCGACAAATGGAAAACCTATGAACGATAAAATCGAACAAAACGAGGGTGCTGCCCCGGAGCCGACTTTGGCCGAGGTGCTGGCAGCGGTGCAGGAGTTGCAAGAAGTGGTGACGGCGGTGGCTAATCGCCAAGCCGAGGTGGATGCGCTGATCGAAGCGAACACGCCGCTTTCCATGGACGAACTGGCCGAACTCGACGCCATGAGCGACGAGCAACTGGCCGAGCAGGGGATTACCCGCGACGAACTGAACAATTTGATCGCCAACGTGGCGGAAGCCGAGGGCGGCGAAGCCGAAGGCGAAGGGGAATTGGTTGGAGCAGGGCATAGCAGTGAGGGCAACGATAGCGCCGCTGCCGGTGGCGAGGCCGCTGGTGCGGCGCTATCCGCTCTGCAACGCCGCGTGGTCGAGCTTGAAGGCAAGCTGGCCGAGAAGGCGCAGAACGACGAGGCCGCTAAAATTCAGCACGCTTTCGATGTTCTGGAAGAGAAGCAGAACGCTCTCATCGCGCAGAACGAATCGCTCCAGCGCATCGTCAAGATGCACGGGATCAAGGCGGCGAGCGCCGGAACCGAAGGGGTGAAGATGTTCTCCGGCGAAGGAGACACCGAATTCAACAGCATCGTCGCGGCCAAGGCTACCGAACTGGAAGCCAGTGGAAAGCCCACTGCCGCCGCACGGGCCGAAGCGATCCGCTTCGCCATCAAGAGCAACCCGCGCGCTTACGCCGAGAGCCTGTCGGCTCGCGGTCTGATCAAGCTGGCGGACGCCTAAAGAATCTAACGAGGAGAAAAAAATCATGAATGCAACACAGAGCAATGGGTTCGACAGCTTCGTGGCAGCTTCCAGCAACGGCATCGCTGCCAATGTTCGGGTCAAGCTCAACGACAGCCGCAAACTGGAACTTGCCGGGGCGAGCGACATCGCCATCGGCGTGACTATGACCAAGAGCACCGATGGCGTTACGCCGGTCGGGGTCAAGCTCAAGAACGCACCGGGCAGCTTCGAGGTTGTCGCGGCGGGCACGTTCGCAGCCGGAGTCGTCGTGAAGAGTGCGGCGGACGGCAAAGTGGTTTCGGGCGGCGCAGGCCATGACTTTGGCATCGCCTTCGGCAGCAGCACGGCGGCGAACGATGTCGTCGTGGTCTATCCGCTCTAAGGCACGAGGAAATTTAACGAGGAGACGACAAGCACTATGTTCACTAACACAGACGCAGAGATCCGCCCTGAATTGCAGGCGGTAGTTCAGGAAGCACTGGCGGCGGAGCAATTCTTCATCGCGGACAAAATTTTCCCTTCTTACGCTTCGGCGACCAAGACGGGCGAGTATCGCAAAATCAAGAAGGGCACCGGCAACATCCTTGCCATGACCAGCAGCGACAGCACCTTGCGTGCGCCGCGCACGGCCTACAAGGAAGTTGATCGCACCTATGAGAAAGCGTCCTTTGCTTGCAAAGATCGCGGTCTGACCGAGGTGATCGACGACAGCGATCAGGCTGATCTGTCGCGCTTCTTCGACGCACAGGCCACGAGCACCCGCTTGGTGCTGAACAACATCCTGCGTGCGCAGGAGGCCCGTGTGGCCGCGAAGATCATGGATGAATCGACTTGGGGCAAGACCGATGCGGTTGTCGCTTTGACCGAGGCGAACATCAACACGATCGACATCGCCCAGGACATCGAGGAAGCCATCGCCCGCGTGCAGAAGCGTGGCGAACTGGTCAACACGATGATCATGAGCCGCAACATCTGGAAGCGCGTTCGCCGCTCGAAGCTCTTGCGTCAATACATCTTCGGCGACAATGCCGGGGGCAAGATCATCACCAAGGATGTGTTTCTCAGCACTTTCCAAGACAGCGCGCCGATTCAGGCCATGTTCATCGCGGAGGCTGTTTACAGCACGGCGAAGAAGGGCGAAGCGGTTGCGGACAACAAGCTCTCCTACATCTGGGGCGACGACTACATCTGGCTCGGACACGTGGCCGGTGGTTCCCCGGACATGGGCGGCGCTGGCCGCTGCATCTACTGGCAGGAAGACGCGGCGTTCAGCTACGTGGTTGAGACGTTCCGCGACGAACCCCGCCGCAGCGATGTGGTGCGCGTTCGCCAGCACAACGAGGAGCACGTGGTCAACGAGTGTGCAGGCACGCTGATCAAAACGAACTACGCTTAAAGATATGGCTTGCGGGTGATTTACCATCCCCACTCGCACCAGACCCCGCCTTTCTTCGGAAAGGCGGGGTTTCTTTTTTGTAGGAGGTGACAGGAGCCGAGAGGTATGTTTGACGAAGCATTTGCCGTCGCGGATGAGGTGTCTTTGCTGATGATGGGCGAGGAGGTGACGATCGTGGGCAATCGCGCGGCGGGCGATGTGTATGAGCCGGGGGGCATGGCGACGCGGGCGGTGCGGGATGAGGGGGAGTATTTCTCGTCGCTGGGTGATGGCGGCTACATCAATACGCGGAATTGTTCGTTTTATCTGTTGAGCACGGAGGCCAAGAGAACGGCGGCAGCGCACGGCAGCCGGGTGATCACGGCGAAGGATGAATGGTCGGTGAGCGTGGTGCGGGATCTGGGCACGATGACGTTGCTGGTTTGTATCTCCACGAGCGGGCAGGCCACACCGGAGTTTTGATTTATGAACGAGGTCAGGGGATTATTGGAAGAGGCGCTGGCGGAGAAGATCGTGAAGGTCTTGGCCGAGGCGAATGTCCCGTGTCCGGTGGTCAAGGGCGACTCGGAGGGGGAGCGACCGAATCAATATGTGGCCGTGGTGGCGAGCACGGCGGAGGCGCGCGGGGTGGGGAATTATCTGGTGGCGACGGAGATCCGGGTGGTGGGTCCGGTGGATGATGCGGTCGTGGCGGGCAAGGTGCGGCAGCGTTTGCGGGCCATCTGCGATTATCTCAATGCTCCGGCGTGCTCGTTTCGGCAGCTTGAGACGGATGACTTGGCGGTGAGCGGATTTTATTTGAGCGCGCTGGATTCGCAGAAGGGATCACGGAGTCGGGCGGAAATCGTGCGACTGAAGATCGGCGCGGCGGCATTGCTGCCGGAAAGTTGACAGGCGAACAAAGACAGAGGAGACGAATATGGCACTAACACGCATCGGAACGGCTTTTGATTTTTTGACGGCGACCACGGGCAACGTCATTCAAAAAACAATTTCCAAGAGGTATAGCAGCGAGAACGAAGTGCTCAAAGCCGATGGTGACTTGGCCGACGTGATTTACTCGGGAGCCGAAACGGTGGAGTCCGAAACGTCCATCGGAAGCAACATTGGAACTTTGTCGGCCACCGCCAACACGATTACGAACAGGGTTCGAGTCGAATTCAGCAATGAAGATGTGGCCAAAACGGTGACTGAAAAAACCACATTTGATTTTGCCGCTGGCGGCGGCGGTGGCGGCGGTGGCGGCGTCTAATAAGGAGGAATTATGGCACTGATGAAAATAAAGAGCTCCAACCTAACCGTTGGGGTGTCGAATGTAACGTGCGCAGGCATCACCCATGTGACTTCTGCTTCTGCGGAAAAATCGTTTGGCACGGTTTCCAAGGCGAAGGACAGCAATGGAGACGTGGTGGCGGCGCTGGTGGGCAAGGAGAGTTATTCCATGTCTGTGAGCGGATACAGCACGGCTGCCAACGGGCCGAATCTGGGCGACAACATCTCCGTGGGTGGCCTCACCGGCAAAGTGACCAGCGTGAATATCGAGAAAACCGTCGAGGATTTCAGCAGGTTTTCCGCAGACGGTCGCGGGTTGCCGTAAAAAGTGTTTCGCTACGTCGTTGACGAGAAGCTGGCGGAAAGCATTCTGCATGACGATGAGCATTGCGTCATGGGAGTGCGGTTGAAGCCGTTTTCCTGTTGGCACAAGTTTCAGTTGGAGCACTGGAATTCCCCGGTGTTGATCGGCGGGGCGACGTTATGGGATCTGTGGGTTGCGGCGCAGATTTGCCGCAGCCAATATCCGCATAGGCCGCGTTTCAAGAAGCGTCGCGCTTGGTGGCACTTTTGTTGGTGGGTCTGGCACGGGCGATTTCACGTAGCGCGGGAGATGGACAAGTTCATCGCGTATTTGCAGGAATACAATGCCCCGCCGAAGACATGGACCGGAACGGGCAGCGCGCACAAAAAGCTGGTGGAGGCTTTGCGTTATCTCATGGAGGTGACGAGTAATGAAGAGGAGCGGGTGGAGGCCGAGGGCTTGGCGCGGTTGCATGAAGGACTGTCCAGACAGGGGCAGGAAGACCGTGACATGGATGACGGGCTGGAGCAGGTGGCGCTGTGGTGCAAGCACGGGCATCCGATCGAGCAGGCATGGAATATGCCTTTGGGCGAATTGGTCTGGATGAATGTGGCGGTGGCCAAGACGGAGGGGTCAAAGATTCCGCTGTGGACGCCGATGGACGAGGAGCGCATGAAAGTCCAGCGCAAGAATCGCGCGGAGAAGATCGCGGCGATGGCAGCGGAGATTGTGAAAAAGGAAGGCAAGAACGAGAAGGAGGCTTACGGCCACGCCCAGGTGCGGTATTGGCAGGACACGGTGGAGCGACTGTCGCAGGCGGAGAAAAGGTAGGTTGACTTGAAGGGCAGGGTATGGCGGCAAGCACGACAGGCCCGGCAGGGATGGCTAATGCGGCTTCGGCCCTGAAGGGTGTCCTCAATGAGACGATCGGCCCTATGGCGGTGCTGACGGCGGGTGCGCTGGCTTTCGTGAAATACACGGCTGGCGCGGCGCTCAACGCGGAAAAGATGGCGGCGGCATTGCGGGCGAGCGGGCAGGCGAAGGGGCTGGAAAACCAGTTTAAGGTCATCATGGGCAGCGCGGATGCCGCGCGCAAGAAGGTGGCGGAGTTGTCGAAGGAGGCGCAGCGCAGCCCCTTTTCGTTTCAGGCTTTGGGCAAAGCGGCCCTGAATTTGCAGGTGTTGAGCAATGGGGCGTTTGCTTCGGCGCGGGCCTTGCGGCAGGTGCAGGATGTGGCGGTGGCAACGGGAGCGCCGGTCGATGCAGTGGCTTCGGCCATGGCGGATCTGGTTGGTTCGATGAAGCGGGGCGGTGATGGGGCCGGAGCGGCGGCAGCGCAGTTGGCAGCGATGGGGGCAATTTCGCAAGCGGCGGCACAGAAGGTAGCGGATCTGGCAGCGCAAGGTGCTCCGGTGGGCGAAGCGATGCGCGTAGTGGAGTCAGAAACAAGCAAGGCCAGCGGTGCGGCGGCGGAATTGGCCAGCACGATCGACGGGCTGCAAGCGCAGCTTGAGAATTTACAGACGGCAAGTGATGTCAAGATCGGTGGGATGTTCGAGGAGGGCGCGAAGGCCGGTGCTCGCGCGGCGATTGGCTTCCAGAAGTTCAATAATGCATTTAGGGAGACGGCAGCGGGTCCGTGGTCGGCGATCATGGGCGGGCTTAACATGGTCAAGGAGGCAATCGGTTCGTTCCTCGGCTCGCTTGCCGACACGGGCGCGGCGCGTGCGTTTTTTGACATTTTAGCCCAGCTTTCGGTGGCGGTGTTGATCCCGATGGCGGCGGGGTTGGCGTCCGTGGCAAAAATGTTGGGCGGATTCGCTATGGCGGCGCTGCGGGCAACGGGCGCGATCAAAGGTTTGGTAGCCGTGGGTGGAGCATTTGGTCGGCTTATGACGGTTGGCTCGGCGGCGACACTGGCGGCGGCGACAGCATTGGTGCATCTGGCGACCAAAGCCTACGAGGCGCAAGCAGCGATCAAGGCGTTGGAAGCAGCAGAGAAGGATAGAATGCAAAACAATGCGGGGCGCGAGGCCAACATTGTGCGCGCGGCTTCGGGGATGCAAACCGAGGACGATCGACGGGCGACATTGGAGCAGATCGGCGGTTCGATCCAAGGTGCCCAGCAGGAATTGACCGAGGCGGAGTCGGCGCAAGCTGCGGCTCGTGCCAAACAAAAAAGGTTGGCCGAAGGAACTTTTTTAGGACTTTCGACCTCGACCCGTTGGGAGCGGATGCAGGCGGATGAAGAGGTAGTGATGGCTGATAGGCGAGTGGGATTTGCGCAGGGGCAGGTAAATATGCTGCGCGCGCGGCGGACGGCGGTGGCGGCGCAGGGCGGTTTAGGCGTGGATCGGGAGCAGGATCAACAAGCGAGGGAGCGGATGGTGTTGGAAAAGCAAATCCGAGATGACGCCTTTGCTTCCGCACAGGCGGCGGCAGATCCGCAAATGCAAGTGCGGATGGCCAATGCGGAGCGCAGGCGCTCACAGGAGAGGCTGAAAACAGCGGAAGCGGCATCGAGAGTAAATCCCAAAGAAAGGGCCGATCTGGATCAGGCAACAAGCGCGCTCGTGCCGGGTGAAGCGGATCCAGAAAATCTGCGGCAAGGGATTGAACAAATCAAGGCAGTCAAAGCGACGACGGAATCAAGCAGATTGAGCCGGGATATTGCGGTGCGGACGGCATTGGTGCAGCAAAGATCGGAGTTGGATGCAGCACAGGCGGGCCGCACGACAGAACAAGAGCGCGCCATGACGCCGCAGCAGCGTGAGGCGGAGGCGGCACGGCGGCAGGTGTTGAGGGAGCAAATTGCCTCGATCGGTGGGGAATCGGAAATTTCGGGCGCGCGGATTCAAGAGTTGCAGCGGCGGCGGGATTTTGCAGCTTCTCAGGAAGATGCGAATTCCGCGCTGGGAGCGGATGAGCAAGTGCGTAATCAGCAACAAGCGGCGAATGAGGCGGAGGCCGCGCAGAAGGCGTTGAATGCGGCGAAGGAGAAGACGTTGGCTTTGGAGAACCAACTGGCCGGGATTTCCGGTAGTGGCGCGCAGGCGGATGAGGCGGCGACAATCGAGAGCGAGAACCGGACGGCGGCTTTGCAGAAGGCTTTGGCGGCGGCGAAGGCTTTGGAGGCAGCGCAAGATAATTATACAGCGGCGAGGGCAAGCGGACAGGGAGAAGAGGCGGCGCGGGCGGGAGTAGAGCAGGCTTCGGTGGCGGCGGCGGCAGCAGGCGTGAACGGGCGTGGGGTGCAGGAGATCCAGAGTGCGCTGAATATCGAGCAGCAGATTTCGCAGGCGAATCTGAATCAAGCGCGGATCACGCAGGCGGCAGCGCAGGCGCGGGTGGAAGCGGCGCAGCGGCAACTGAATACGGAGAAGATGCTGGCGCAGATGGCGCAAAAGTCGGCAGAAGCGAATGTCAATAATACGAACCCGGAGCAGGCCATCCGAGATCCAAGAACGGGCAGAATAGTAAAGTCGCTGACCCGTTCGCAGATCGAGAGCGACGCAGCAGATGCGGAAATTGCTGCCTTAGAGCGGAAGCTGGAGGCAGCCACCGAGAAGGATGCGGCTGAAAAAGCAATGGTTGAGGAAATGAAGGGCGGCAGGACGGCAAGCCCCGAAACCGCGCGAAGGGTTAAGGCGGCGAATGAAGCGGCAGAGTTGGCAGGGGTAGGAGACCAGCTACCGCAAGACATCCAGAAGCAGCTTCGCAGTGCGCGATACAACAAAGCGCAGCAGGAATCGGAGCGGATTGATGCGGCGCAAACGGAAGCGGAGCGGATCAAACTGGCGAGTCTTCGGGCACAGGAACAATACGGGCCGAACAAGGATCAGGCGCGCAGGGATGCGGATGCGCTGGAGGATTCGATGGCGAAGGAAGCCAGAACAAAGGAATTGGGCGAGACGATCAAAGATCCGGAAATTGCGGCGGGGTTGGCCAGTGCGGAAGTGGAGATGGCGCGGGCGATGTCAAATATCGAGAAGAAGGGGCAACCGGCGATGGGGGAGATGGCGAGCGTGGGCGGGAGCGCGGGATGGGGCGGGCTGGTCAATGACAACTCGAAGGATCTGAAGGCGATCAAGGAGAACGCGGAGAAAATCAAGGATCTGATGGATACGTTCAAAAAGCAGCAGGAAACCGCGCTGGCCGACAACAAGCGCGTGATCGCCATGGCCGAAGCGGAAATGAGTCAATAGCCATGGCAATTCTCGCGCTTTCAGGAAACAGGGAGCAGCGGATGCTGGCCCGAACGGTGGACCGTGGAAGGAATGCGGCGCGCGTTTATACGATCGTGCGGGAACGATGGCTAATGCGGGACGGGAACACTCTGCCCAAAAACGTCTGGGATTTGCCTTCCGTCCCGGGTCAAGGACTGATGGGGGCCAATGTGACGTTTGAAGATTGCGTGGCGACCTATGAGTGGAGGTTTGAGACGGTGGATTCCAAAGGCACTACTTGGTCCGGGTTTCCCCAATCCAACGGTCAAGGCGGCAAGATCATTACTTTTGAGGGGTCGCTGAATAAGACGCCGATCACGATGCACCGGGACATCGGCAAGTGGCTGGGCTATGTGTCGCCGGAGGGCAAGAAATACGGGCGGGTGGTGGAGGGGGAAGTGCAGTGGGAGTTAGAGGATCCGAGCGGGGGATCGGGGCGTCGGGGGCTGGATCCCACCAAGGACGGCGCGGCGCAGTTTATCAGCAACCTGAATCCCTTCTACGGGGTGAAGGATTTCTACGATGTGAGCGCCATGCACATCGTGGAAGAGGAACAGACAAAAGCGGAACTGGCGGGCCTCCTCGATGGGATCGGGACGATTCAAATTCCGCCTAACTTGCAGGGCGACGAAAATGAAGAAGGATACAAGGACCGCAACTGGCTTTATGTGGGCGCAGATGCCTCGCAAGTGGGCAACAAGTTTTGGGTGCGTAAGGCGTGGATGTTGAGCGGGTTCGGCCAGTGGGAACCGGCGATTTACGATCCGAATTATTTTGGAGGAACGCCATGAGCAAGCTAATCGGAAGACTGCCCCCGCCGATCATGGAGTCGATTCGCTTGGAGCCTCCGGGCAAGTTGACGGTGACGATGACGGAGTTAATCGATCCGGCGATCCCGGAGCCGCAGATTAGGATCCCGACCTGCCCGGTGCCAAATGTGGTGGCGACGAGCTACGAACTGCAAACCGATCCGCAGGGCGGGTTTAGCAAGATCGTGTGGACGTTCATGGGCGGCGTGATAATCAGTGATGAGGGCGATGGCGGCGGCGGTGATGGAACTTATGCCACGCCAAACGAGGTGATCGAGTTGTCGATCGGGGTGGATCAAGTGCCGCTGGGGATGCACCCGAAAATAAAGGACATATTGGATAAGTTCAGCGGCACAGTGAAGGAGGGTGAACTGACCTTTCCCGAACGGGATCCTACGGGCGCAAGCAAGCGCAAGGGTGTGGATGCGGATGGCGTTGAGTTTGCTTTGAATCCGTTTTACGGGGTGACGAGTTTTTTTTCGCCACGGGCAACTTTCAGAATAAGGAGACTGAATCGCACGGGCGGCATCGCCGCTTTGGGGAAGCTGGATGACCCACCGCTCTCGAACCTCCCCTCTACGGGCCTGTCGGCCAGCCCGACCAACTGGATCAAGACCTCGGTGAACCGGCGCGATCATGGAAGCACGACGGAAACAACGGAGGAATGGCTGTATTCTTTGACCGGCTGGGAGAGCAAAATTTACTCCTACGCATGATCTTGGTTCCATTACTTTTGAGGCGGCGACCGCCTAAAGTGGTTGCAGGCGCGGGGCTGATGTCCCGAACGCTCGGTGCGGGCAAGAATGCGCGCACGGTGCTTTACACTTCGCGCGGCGCTCCCGTCTTTGCCGGAGCGTGGTATGTCTCTTCGGTAGGACTACAGGGCACTTCGGCTGAGGCTTTGGTCGCGCCGGGTTTTGTCAATGCCTTGGAGCCGGTGACGCCGGATGGAATTCCTCTAAGCGGGGCGACCGGTGGGAGCAAGGGGGGTGTAATCAAGGGCGATTGGAAGGAAGGCGATGAACAGTGGGTAGTGCTCAAGGTTAAGATTGATCTTGAGACGGGAAAGATGGTGGCTACTGATCAGAAGGCAGTCGCCCCGGATAATCTGATCGTGGAGTTTTCACCGACCCCTCGCAGTGACTCGGCCAAGGGGGAATACGGCTATGCGCCGCTGGCCTACATCAAGAAAATGCCGGGCGGGACGCTGGAGACATTTCAAATCGCCTACTTTTCTTACCGGCATAACACGGCCAAGAATCAGTTCGGCGGAAACTGGCGGCACTTTTTCCACGCGGCATGAGTTATGAGTGATGGAGCCGTTTACAAACGAACAACGGGGAAAGGCAGGCGCGAGGTGTATTACCTCGACGAGATCAGCCGTGAGTGGCAGCACCCGTGGTTTGTCACGGGGTTTTACGAGGATGACTCGTGGAAGATCCAGATCAAGCCTGGCTTCGTGAACGGGGAACCGGCGATGGCCCCATCTGACGAACTCGAAGATGGCGACAATACGACTTTCAAGCGGATACCGTTGACTGACCGGCCCAAGATCCCTTTGCCGAAGAACATCTTTGAGCAACCGGCCCGCGCGCCGGATTTCTTTAAGCGACTCGGGGTGAAGGATCCTGAAAAGCTGGACATCAGCATGGGAGGTCCGTCTGGCGTGACGATCACCATACCGACACAAACGGAGAAGACAGCGGGCGCTCGGACGATGTTGCAGTGCGTTGTGTTTATGAGTCAGGCGCGGGCGAGCCAAAAACTGGAGGCGTCGATTCCGGGCAATTTGTTGCTGGCGAATATCGTGGAATACACGGTGACGTGGGATGACTCGGCGTTGAGCGCGCTGGGTCGGCGTCCTCGGATCAATGTGGCGAAGGAGCTTCCGGACGCGCCAACGGGGGGGCAAGACCTATTAAATGGTCTGATGGACGACAATCTCGATCATTTGCCGTTGGCCACGCTCTATTTTGTCTCGCCGCCCGCCAAGGAGGGTGAGGAGCCGCCCGAAGACACGACGCCGGGGGCGGCGTATGAACTCTACGTGAAGCATGATCTGTTTTGGAATGTGAGTTACGCGGCCAAGAACCGTCCGCCGATCAACATCCCGGGTTTTGCTCTCGGTGCGGGGGTTGCTGCTTTTGTGGGTAGATACACTGTTGCCCCGTTGGCGACGCTGGGAGCGATGAATGCGGCCAGTTCGCTTCTCTTGGCGGCGGCATTCAACTCGGCATCGAATAGGGGGCGGTTCTGGACCGTTTAGGATATGTCGCGCTCGAATATTTTTAGTTTGTTGATGCTCTCGGATAGCTTCGGGCTGAACAAGCAGGCGCGGATCCGGCGGGAGAGGGAGCAATCGGCCAGTGCGGAGGTGCGGTTGGAGCCGCCGTTTCCCTACGATGTGCTGGGGTTCGATGATAAATTTTTTGGGGCGGAACCATCGGATTACGTTGAGGAGAAAACCACCACCAATCCCGGCTCCGGGGGTGGGGGATTTGCGGGCGGCGGAGGAGAGTTCGGCGGCGGCGGAGCGAGCGGGCGGTTTTGATTTACGGAAGAATCCGCAGTTGACGGCGGCAGTTGACGCGACAGAGGAGTTAGGTGAGCGCCAATCTCTATTACGTTGATCTCTACAATGGACGCGCGGCCAATCAGGCAGGCCAAGCGGTGACGTTTCCCGAAGTGGTGGCGGGGGGCACTTTGAGTTTTGCCTTGAGGTTTTTGGAGTATTACGGGGCGTTTACAGAGAAGGATCAGGATATTGCGGCCCTGCGGGTCGGCATAGGAACGGTGGATGCGCGGCCTACGGGCGGGACGTTTAGCCTGAAGATCGGAACGGGCGCTGCGGTGGTGGGAGGGAACACGACGCTGCCGCTTTCGTATATCGCAACGGCCACACAGGTCGAATCGGCGCTGAATGCGCTCTCGGTGGGTGGCAGCTATTCGGTGATTCAAGAAGCGGGGTCTTATATGATCGCGCGTGCGGACGGAGCCGCGATGGTCATTTCGGTGGTGTCGAACAAGCTGGATCCGGTGAGCTTTGGGCGCATCCTTGCGGTGCAGGTAGCGGGAAAATGGAATTACGAATTGCGGCTGACGGCGGCTCCGTTGGCCTTTGCCGATTCGGCGACGCGGGTGCTTCCCGATGCGCCTTCGATCACAACACTGGTGAATGGTGGAGCGGATGTTTCCGGCACTTACCAATGGAACGAGATTCAGCAGCTACGGATTCCGCGTAATTGGAGGGGAACTTACCAGCTGCGATACGGCCAGTTTGCCAAAACGGATTTGTTGGATCCTCTGGATGGACCGGCGCAGATCGAGCGGGCGATCAACAAGATGCTGACGCTACCGAATGGAACGGTCTTGGGATCGGTGCTGGTGAGCAACCCGGAGCAGGACGTGGCGAATATCGAATTCCGTGATGATCTGGCAGGGGCGGATGTGGAGCAGTTGCAGGTGGCAGTTTTCAGCGCGCCGCAGGGAGATTGGACTTTTGATCTGCCTATGGATCGTTACGAGCTTTTCGCTGCGCTGCGGCAGGCGGAGGTGTTGATTTTGCCCTTCGAGGCGGAAGCGGATTTCTATCTGGATCCGGCGGACCCATCGGCGGGCATTGTGACGCGCAAGTTGTGGCAGACGACGCTGCGCGTGCGGCGGCCCCAGATATGGCCGGATATGGCGGTCGTGCCCGGTGTGGATTGGCTGCGGGTGAACCCGGAAGACTATGTGCCCTTCACGCCGAACCAGATTGTGACGGGGCCGCAAACCTACTCAGCGGTGATTGGCAACGGATCAGCCACTTCTTTTACCATCACGCACGGACTGAATACGCAAGCCATCGCCAATATCATCGTGCGCCAAAACACGGCGGCATGGACGGCCTTGACGGAGGGCGTGGATTACAATGCGACGATCACCAATGCCAATGAGGTGCAGTTGGCCTTTGGCACGGCGTCAGCACCCGCATCGAACGGATTGCTGGTCTATGTGCAGGGTGCTCCGGCGGTGCGGCAGTGGGATGCCCACACGCATACGCAACAGCAGATCGTCGGGCTGACGGGCTTGTTGGAAAATATGCTGCAACGGATTGCGGTGTTGGAAAATCTCTTGCCGAAAGCAGGGGCGGCAGGTCAGCAGCTAAGTAGCCGTGCGCCGCAGGAGTTTACTTTGCCGAACGTGGGAGAGATTTTGCCGGATATAGCGGTATTGGACTCCGTTGCCACTTTGGCTTCACAGATTGTGGTGGACCTACAAAACAAGCAGCAGGCTCCCGAGGGAACCGATGTCAAGGCGGCGGAAGAAAAGAAAAAAGAGGAGGAGGCAAAGCAGGAGATAGACAAGGATGCGCTCCCGGCTAACGTGCTTTACCGCGCCTTGATTCCCGGTGTGGGCAAGACCGGAGCGCGTGGCAAAGCGGCAGTCTTGGGACCGGATGGCGATGTGAAAGTTCCGGCAGAGCCGGAAATACCGAGCGACCCGGCGGTGTGGCCTACGCGCAGCGCCAGTATGGTTAAGTCTGGGCGCTGGCCGATTTTGCTTCCGGCGATTCAGTCGCCCTATGTTGCTTCATTTGGCACCGCCAGCGTCTTGCCGGATGCGGCGAGTTCGGCTGGGATGGTTTGGGCAAGCGGGTTATACCCGCCTGCGGTAGTGAGCTTGCCCGGTGAAGGTGGGCGCAAGGGGCAAACGATCAAGAGCGGGGAGCGATTTGCCAGCGATGGTCGCGCGCTCTACCGGGTGAATGCCCAAGGAAACTGGTATTACCCCGCCGAGATGGACAGGGAGTTGTGGAGAGTGTTTTTCGATGACGCGCAATTTCCCGAGGGAGCGGTGCTTAATGTGGCCGGTGAGTTGCGCACGCGGATGCTGGGCGACTTCTTCGATGATGATGCGCGCGGGGTGGGGCGGGTGGACGTGGCGGCACAATACCTACTCTTGTGCGAGGCAGTGCCGGTCTCCGGCTCGGCAGGCTTGGGGCAAGTTTCGGCTCCCGTGGTGCTGGGTCAGACGCGGATCACCTTGTCGCCCGCGCTGGAGACGTTCCGGTGGGCGCTCTCGGTGCGGCGCGAGGCCTTGACGATGGTGAGTGCGTGGTCGGCTTACCGGAAAACCATGGCGGGCGGGAATTTCACTTTGCCTGCCACGATTCGCCTGCGGTTGACGAATTTCGATATAGATGATGCGTCTCCCGATCCGAGGGGCCAAGTGGCCTTGATCATGCCGCCGACCAGATTGGACATCACGCTATGATCATCGAAGACATCAAAAAGATCGGAACTTTGCCCTCTCCGGCCTTGGGGTTGCTCCCGGCGGTGCATGATGCCACGGTAACTCCGGTGTATGGAACGGCTTTGCCTGCGGTGGCAGCCGGGCAGGTTTTTCAAAATGCGGCGGGATCTGTGCTGACTCTCCCGGCCTTCGGCGCGTGGCCTCCCCAAAAGCTGCCGCTGGGCAGTTTTGCGGGGAGCGACGGGAGGTTTTGGTTTCCGGTGCGGCGTTACAAGGCGACCAATTCGTATTACCCGGAGCCGTTCGAGCGGGTGCTCTACACGCTGGCCTTCTCCGCGAACTCGCTGCCGCTTGGCGGCGCGTTCACATTGACGAGAAAGTTGAGCGCGCGTCTGTTGGCGAACAATACGGACGCGGTGTGGAATTTCGTGTGGGAGATCGGCATGCGGAGCGATCAATCCTCGCCTGCCCCGGTGGGTCCGAACCTCGACAGCTACGTGTGGCGCGAGCCTCTGATTGACCAACAAATCCACGTCACGGATGTCGTTTCGACTCACAGCATGGGCGTCACGCTGCGCCGGACTTTGATGGACAACCAAGAGGTGTGGCAGGGTGACATTGCAAGGTATCAGAAGGTAATCGGCGCGGTGAGCGCGCAACTTCCCACGGGGAACAGTTTTGTGCTGCGGGTGCGGTTGTCGTGCTTTGACACGCAGAATGACGTGCCCGACCCGCGCGGGTTCGTTGCTTACTTCTGCCTAGGCGAAAAGGAATAAGTTATGCCACTGACTCCGGTAACTAATGTCGTAGTGGGTCCGCTGAGTCGCTCGTCCAGTGGAAGGACGCTCACCATCGACTCGGGCATGGTCGGCAACCAATATATCGCGCCTGGCACTACCATCACCTTCGTGGACACACTGATATACGAAGCGACAATTACTTGGAGGAACACTGAGCAGACGAACCACTATGTAGAAATCTGGGTGACGGGAACTGGCGCTCCCACAACAGTTCATCTAGCGGTGCGCAACGCAGAGTCGATCCGAATTCCGATACAGCGATGGTGGGCGCAGGACAACTCGACCGCCGATCGCACCGTAACGATAAACGTGAAGGTAAAAAGCGCCACGGATGAATCGACGGTTGCCACTGCATCGCGCACAATTTCACTGAGCGAGGTGGGGAGCATACCATCCGCTCCGGGTCTGTTCGTATTGTCGGAGGAGCGGGGTGATCTGCTGCTACCTGCGCATAGTGGATTACGGCAGACGGATGTTCCTTACGGTAGTATATCTTTTAGTCCGCTCGGCACAACGCCAGCAATCGCGCCGGTCGCGGATGTTCTGATCAGTTGGTTTGTGGAGCCTCAGTCGTCGACTAACAGATATGGAAGGTTGTCCATCACTAATTCATTCGGCTATGACGCGAGTGCCATAGTTGCTGGGCCTACATTCACAGGCGGTTTTGCCTATAGCGGCATTGCGGCGCAGCCGTTGTGGTTTGGTGTTGGTGGTTTTGGTGGGGCACTGCTGGACGGTGGGTTTTACAAGGCAGTTGCGTCGTTTAATCTGGCGGCGACTCCGATCAATTCGCTCGCCACCACGGCCCTCTCCAATGTGCGCCAATGGACCAACTTGACCACGACCGTGACCCGTGAGGCGGTGTTTGAGTATTGGGCGAAGGGAACGCCCGCACCAAAAATAACGTCTCCTGCCACGATTACCGTGAATGTCGGGGATAGTATTTCGTATCTGGTGGTTGCCACTAGTCCGATCGGCGTGCCGAGCGTTGCCGCGAATCTCGGCACAACAGGATTGGCCTTCAACTCCAGCACGCAAAGGATCACGGGCTCATTCTCAACGGCTGGGACGAGGACGATTACGGTCAGCGCGACGAATACCTATGGCACAACGACCAAGACGGTGACGATTGTGGTTAATGTGGCTACGCCTGTGATCACGAGCCCGTTGACGGCTACGGTGGTGGCGGGGATGCCGTTTACCTATAACTTCACCGCAACGAATGCGACGAGCTTTTCGGTGAACCTCAACTCGGTGCCGGGCATTTCCTACAACGCAGCGACTCAGCAGATCACCGGAGCTTTCACTTCCGGCGGGGTGAAGTCGATCACTTTGACGGCGAGCAATGCGGATGCCACAACGACGCAGACGTTGAATGTGACCGTGGCGATAGTGACCCCGGCCTTTACCAGTGCGCTCACGGCGGATAATGTGGCGGGGCTGCCGTTCACCTACACGCTGGCCGCGAACGATGCGACGACTTTCAGTGTGGCCTTCGGCACAGTGACCGGGCTGACGTATGATTCGGGTTCTCGGCGGATTTCGGGAACTTTGACAGCGGCGGGCACTTACAACGTGAGCCTCACGGCGTCGAATGCCTATGCCTCGAAGACCGAGACGCTGGTGATCACCTCTCGCGTAGTGACTCCGCTCATAGGAGGTGGATCGGCGGGCATCACCGGGCAGCGGAGCTACATACCGGTGAGTATAACAAGGAATGGAACAACGGCCACCGTGACGGTCCTTGGTGGTAGTATAGGCAATCCCGCCGGACACCTGTTCAAGGAAGGCGAGCTGGTAAATATCGTGGGATGCGCGCAGAGCGCGTATAACGGCACGTTTGTGATATTGTCGGTGCTGCGCCCTCTGATTAGCGTTGCTTCGGTGTTCACCTATGAGGTGAGCGGATCTCCCGCGACTCCGGCCACTGCCGCGACTCCGGACGGGATATTGGCAGGGCCGGGCGCTTTAACCTTAAACACGCGGGCGGGGGATCCAATCGAATACCAACTGGTAATTAGGAATGCGACGGCCAGCGCGGTGAGCTTCGGGACTTCGACGGGGCTTTCTTATTCGCCCGAAACTCAGAGAATTACGGGTGAATTTACTTCGGTGGACCCGGTGCAGACGTTGCGGATCACGGCGAGTAACCTCTTGGCGAACGCGACGCGGGATTTGACCGTCAACGTAGCGATCCCCCAGCCAAGAGTAACGAGCGTGCTGCAAACCCGTGCGATCACGGGGCAGCCGTTCTCGTATGTGCTGAATACGGTCGATGCGACGAGTGTGGCGGTGAGTTTTGGCACGGCGATCGGGCTGACCTACGATGCCGCTAATCGCACGTTATCCGGTGTCTTCGCGGAGACGCAGGCGGGGCAGCAGGTGGTGAGCATTGCCTTGGCCAATGAGTTTGCCAGCAAAAATGAGCAGTTGGTGATCACGGTCGAGGTGCCGCGCTTGCAAGATCCGAAAAATGTTGCGGTGAGTTTGCTGCATCGTGTGTGGGCGGCTCCCGGCAGGCAGACGACGGTGTATGGCAGCGAATTGGTGCCGCCGAACAAGTTTGATCTGTATGGATTGGTCACGTGGGAGAATACGGAGCCTCGCACGCACAACGTCATTTTGACGGTGGCGGGTCGCCGCACGACGAGACCCTCGGGGAGCACTTCGGCGCTGGTCTATCTGGCCTCGTGGACTGCACCGGAGGTGGCGGCGAAGACAGTCAACATCGGAGTGCAGTTGACCGGGACGGAGTTCAGTTCGACCTTGGTGACAAGTAATGTGTCCGTGAATGCGGCGGCGGCGGCGGAGTTCACCGGGGAGTTGGCGGTTCGCTCCGATGCGAATTTCGACCCGGCTAATGCCTTGCTGGTGCCCGGATGGAATGGCGCATTGGACCGGAATCCGGCGACGTATCTGAATCAAGTTTACATCGAATATACCCCACCCGATCAGTTTCTCTTTTTGCGCCGAGGTGATGAGGCGGATCGTTTCCTTGCTCAAAATCCCGGTGCATTTGAAGCATGGAATCAGCCTCGCGGCAGCGGCGCGCTGCTGATTCAAGTTCCGGGAAAACTAACAGCAGGCGCGGAGGTATCAACAAGCGGCACAGACGAGCTTGGCAAGGTAACTTACGATTTGTCTGATGAAGTTGTCTCTGGGGACTATTATTTTACTTCGGTGGAGCAGCGGGCCTTGGATTTGCCGGGGCGATTGATCGGCGGCGCGGTCTATCGCGCGGAACTGAGGGTGGCGACGGGTGCTGTGCTGCCCAAGAGTTCAACCTACCAGATTACTTGGGAGGGGCTTAGCGGCACGCGCCGTATTCCGCCCCAATATGTCACGCGGCAGCACTACAATGTGGCCATGATTGCGCAAGGGGTGTCGGAGTTGCCGCTGGGCACGGCCTTGAGCAAGTCGCTGTTTTTCACGGCTCCGGCTTTGACGGTGCCGTTCACCGCAACCGGGCCTTCGGGCGCGTTTGCCATCAATCGCCCGGCGCGCATTCCCTTGGTTGCTTCGCGGCGGGCAACTTGGACGATCGACTCGATTCAAGCCGCCAATGGCTCGGCGGCAAACTTGCCGGAGTTTGGCATCGAGTATGATCCGCCGGTCTTCGGCACTTCGGGACCGGAGCGCGCCTACTTGGTGGGCTCGCCAAGCACGGCGGGGGTGTTTCGCTTTAACATGACGGCGCGCAGCGGAAGCGAAAATGCTTCGGCAACAGGGACAGTATCGCTTGTGGCGAGTTTGCCACGCACGACGATCTCAACCAATAGCACGATTACCCGTGACGGCTGGAAGGCGAAGGTCGGTGATGAGCTAAGTCTCGCTTTCAGTTCCAACCCGCCCACATCGCTGTGGACGGCCACGGGACTGCCACCGGGAGTGCGGCTGAATCAAGACGGAACGATCATCGGAAGATTTACGAAAGGGGGCAATTATCTGGCGACAATCTCTGCTCAAGGCATTGGAACATCGCCGTATGACCCGTCACTGCCGACGACGATAAAGTTCACGATCGAGGCGGGTAGCGTGGCCTTGGAGGATTATTCAGCAGCGGGTCGCTCGCCGTGGCTTTTGTCGGAGTGGCAACTGATCGACCTGCACGTGCTGGCCCGGAGCCGGGAGGTGCAGAGCACGATGTTCGAGGGCGGGGCATTGCGGATCAAGGTGGGTGATGCCTTGAACTTCGGCATCTTTTTCGTGGATGCGGCGGACAATGTGTTTGAGCTTGCTCCGTCTCGTCTGCGTTTGACGATTCGCAAGGCGGATAATCTGGATGATCTGATGATCTTCAAGGGCGCGGAACCACCAGTCGCGGTGGAAAGCAACTTCCAGACTTACTATGAACTCAACGTGGTAACAGGAAGTCGGGAGCGTGAAGTGGCACTGGAATGGGCGGAGGAGAATGAAAAGAACGAGCCGCTGAAATGCGTGGCTGACCTTGATTGGGTGAAGGATGGTAAGAACTACAGTTCGCGCACGTTCCCGGTGATCTTGGAGTTGGATGTGACCAGACCGTAGCGCCATGAACGAATCTGCCGTCGATCGGGTGCCTTGGATTGGGGCCAGATGGGATCTGTTGGATTTGCAGGTGTTGCTGCGCGGGGGGCTGGTGCAGGGCACGCTGTTGGAGAATGGGACGCTGCGATTGCGGGAGGGCGACAGCTTTCGGTTGGCGGTGTTTTTCGTCAACGGGCTTGATCAGGTCGTGGATCCCGCGCCTTCGCAGGTGAGGTTCTCGATCCGGGCCGCGAACAATGTCGATGAATTGCTGACCATGGCGCTCCAACCGGCGGTAGCGCAAAGCGAGGAGGGGATGCCGTATTTTTTGTTTGAGCCGAACGTGGCCCGGTTGGGAGGTGCGGCGACGGAATTGATGGATGGGCAGAATGAGTTGCGCTGCGTGGCTGATGTGGATTGGACGGTGGGCGGCAAGATTTACAGTTCGGCTTCTTTTCCGGTGTTGTTTGAGTTTGGGCTGACGACTCAGGAGGAGGTGAAAAACATCACCACCCGCCCGACGACACCGACAAAACCGACTACTCCGACGACACCGACGACACCGACAAATCCGACGACACCGACGACACCAACGCCGCCGCAACCGCCTCCTCTGCCGCCATCGCCTCCCGGCTTGGATGAGGGGGCGATACGGGCATTGTTTGATCAATGGCTGTTGGAAGTGTTGCCGGTGGAGGAAGGGTTTCTTTATGTGCGCAACGGCGAGATTACGGATGCGGTGCCGGGCACGGATTGCAGCACGGGGGAGCAATGGACGCCGTAAAAGTATGCGCGGTTCCAAGCGCGCGAGTGCCGATTGTGGGCGGACGAGTGTTGATCGGGCGCTGTAATCCGGTCATCAACGGCGATTTTCGCGATCTCACGGGATTGGTTGCTCGGCCCGACGGATGGTATGGTGGAATGCCTGCTGGGTGGGTGGGGCGGGCGGGACAAATCTTTGCGGTGAAAACATTTGGCCAGACATTTTTTGCCAATTTGCACGTTCTTACGAGAGAGACCGGCGTGTTTTTTCGACAGGATGTTGGACGCAGTTGTTGCGGAAGAGTTTCTCTGCGGTTTTACGTGGACAATCCTTACAACAATGCCCTTTACGGAGACTATAGCCTGACTTACCAAATCATTGCCGATGGCGCGGTGGCGGCGAGCGAGGTGGTAAGTGGCGGCAGAAATGCACCCCGCACGGTAACATTGCAGGCTCAGGTCAAGGCGGGAGCGCCAATCGCCATCGCTTTCTGCAAGGGCGCGCTCAACCACGCGATGGGGATCACCGACGTGTCGATGGTCGGGGTGGTGCGTGATTGACACCTGCGGCAAGGGCAGATGATAGCGAGAGACATCATAATTCCCCGCCGCAGTGATTTTGTGTTCGAGGCGCATTTCAAAACTGGATCCGCGCCGCTAAATGTGGGTGGGTGGAAGTTTTGGTTCACGGCCAAGAGATCGCTCGATGATCTGGATGAGGCGGCGATCTTTCAAAAGGTGGCGGCCCCATCCATGGGCACCAGTGTTTCGTTTCACATCAACGAGAACGATACGGCCGAGGCAGGAGAGTTCTTTTACGACTTCAAGGCGCTGAGCCCGGCTGGATATGGTGCGCCGCTGCAAGGCGGTGCCTTGAGTATCCCGCCCGTGGTGACATTGGCGGCAAGCTAAATCCATGACTTACCTGCGGGCAGACTTCGATTTTGCCGACCCATCAAACGCGATGTCGGCGCTACGTGCCGACTTCGACATTGATTCCTTGGTTCAAGTGGAATCGGCAAACTTTGTCGGGTCGTGGTTTGTCGCGCAATTTGGCTTTCCCATGGTGGGTCCAACCGGTCCAGCCGGAAACGCGTCTTCCCACACCCACCCCGCCAATCAAATTTCTGATTCGACGGGTTCGGGCCGAACACTGCTGACGTCCAATCTTGTCGGCGCGAGGGCGCACCTCAGTTTGTTTCCATCGTTTGCCGACAGGGCGGCTTTCCCCGCGACGGGTGATGTGGATCGCGTCTATACGGCTCTGGACACATCCAAGATCTATGTCTGGGTGCCGTCGTCATCTACCTATGTGGAGGTATCTCCGCAAGTCAAAGCCGACTGGAACGCAACGAGTGGCGATGCGGAGATCCTAAATAAACCCTCCTCGCTTCCGCCTTCTGCCCACAATCACGACGACCTCTATTTCAACGCCGCCGTTCCGTGGACTGCCAACCACACCATTGCTGACGGAACCCGCTATCTCGCTGGAGATGTAGTGTATTCAGGTGGGAGGATTTATCGGGCAAAATACGACAACGAATCTATGCCTGTCACCGAGGCACTGTATTGGGAGGACTTAGGGCCGGGCAATCGGCTGAATATTGATGGACGGGACATTGCGAATATTCCGAACCACGACGACCGCTACTACACCGAGACCGAGACTGACACATTGCTTAACGGCAAAATATCGGTGCCGACAACAGTCGTATCAACATACAATAGTTCACAAACCGTCACCCTCACCGCTCGACGCCATGCTTACTATTTAGTAGAAGCGAATACTGGCGCGACAGTGCAACTGACGCTACCTCCCGCAAGTAGCGGCACCCTAGTTGGAGACATTGCGACATTTGCAAGGTTATCGGCCAGCCCATTTAACCAAGGGACCATTACAGTTGGCTCAACGATCATTGGACACGCCGAGCAAAGAACTTTTCGGTATACAGGCGATCCGGTCAATATGTGGAACCTCTTAGAGGTCGATACTCACACTCACCCATTCAGCAGTATATCAGACTTCCCTGTAGAATACGTTATTGCCTGCTCCAACGAAACCACGGCACTGACTTCTGGTGTCGCGAAGGTCACATTCCGTGCCCCTGTGGCGTTCCGTCTCACCTCAGTTGCCGCATCGGTTACTGTAGCTCCGACAGGATTACCTTTGGTTGTGGATATCAACAATGGGTCAAACTCAGTGCTTTCCAACATCGCCAAATTGTCTATCGACGCTACAGAAAAAACTAGCGCCACGGCAGCTACGGCGGCTGTGATTCTTGCGAACTTTCGGGATTTTACGCAGGACGCCGAAATCACCATCGACATCGACCAAGTAGGCTCCACGGTAGCTGGCGCTGGACTCAAAGTTATTCTCAGAGGGACAAGGCTGTGAGTGCTTTTGTAATCAATCCGTATGCCTTCGCTGAAGAACGCGTCGTAAACGGTGACTTTTCTAATGTCTCTGGAATGAATAATAATGCTACGAATTGGTGGGGCAGGGCGGTTCCTTTCGGCTGGGGCGCGTTCGTAAATGTGGCTACAAACGATTTCTTGGTGCGTTTGCTGAATGGCGTCTATTACGCAAATCTTCAGGGCCTTACACGTTCACCAGCAGAAGCAGGGGGGACATTGCCGTTTTTCCAAGATTTCACAATGCCTGCAACGCTTGATTTTGTTCTCACATTTAGCGCCTCAAACCCATTTAATGCAAACGCGTGGGCCATGGGTGCTAATGTCTTTAACAGAACTCTTGGGCAGCAAATTGCTGGTACGGGGACTGCAATCAACACACCACAGACCGTCACGCTTACAGCGTCCAACGTGCCTGCGGGTCATGTGGTTCGTATAAACTTTTGGAAAGCAGCGGCGGCTCAAAATCCTGCACTTTCTAATGTCAGCGTAATATTCTAGGTATGAAACTTCTCTACAATGCCCAAACAGAACAAGTCCTTCCGTGGCCGCGCATTGATGAGGAGCCGATTGTCGGTCTTGCTCCAGAGCTTTTGGAGATGACTGTGGTGGAAAGCGCACCGCCTGCTTACAACTCCGAAACCCAAGTGCTCACTCAATCGGATTCCGTCAATGTGGAAGCGCAGACTGTGACGCGCACTTGGACCGTCACGGATCTCACCTACACCGCCGAACAGTGGACCTCCCGATTCCTTACCAGCTTGCAAATCATCGGCCTTCAGCGACTTGAGATGGCGTTGGTGACGAGCGGCAAAATGCTGGGCCCGGCTATGACGGGTATGAAGACATGGCTGGAGGGTATTCTTTTATCTTCGGCGGCTGATCCAACTCCCCGCAGCGATTGGCCCGAACCGCCCGTGAGTTACGAAGCCGCCTCCCAAGAAGCGGTTGCACTGCTCGCGCCGTGATCGCCTTACTGAATTGACACTGCGCGAGTGGGTATGAACTACCTACTCGACCGGTTGCGTGAGGATTCGACATGGCGGGGCATTCTGATGCTCCTGACCGCCGCTGGCGTGAGTTTGGATCCTGCGCAGGCCAATGCGATCATTGCGTTGGGGCTGGCGCTCGTCGGCTTGATCAACGTGCTGCGCAGGCAGAAGTAAGGCCGCTCTATGCGTCTCATCGCGGCGGTTGTGGTTTTGTTTTCCCTCGCAGGGTGCGAGGGAATGAAGGTGGGCGGGGGCTATAAGTTCGATACGCGGGAGTTCTTTCTGCAAATCGAGCGGCCTCTGGAACCGGGTCTGAAGAAGTGAACGTGCTCGCATGGTTGAGGAACTTATTCGCGGGCTGCGCGGTTGGCCCGAATCCGACCGGCGCGCTGTCGCTCTTGCCCTCGTCGAGCGTCTTAATCTCGGCCATTGTGCCGAAGTCTTTGCCGCTGCGCACCAGCGGATCCGCGCGGAAGCCGAGCGACGGAAATCGCATAGCGACGCTGCCACTGATCGCATTGGCCGAGGTGGGGAAAAAGGAAACCAAGGGCAATAATCTCGGCGCGGAGGTGCGCAAATACCAAAGCGCGACAACGCTTCCGCCGGGTGCTTGGCCTTACTGCGCGGCATTCTGCTGCTGGGTGCTGGACCAGTGGCTCGATGATCCGGAGAACCGCAAGTGGCTGGCCTTGAAAAAGACTTCGCCGCAGGCATGGCGTCCGAAGACCGCCCTGGCCTATGGCTTTCTCAAATGGGCGAAGGCGCGGCCTGCCACGGTGCAGATCCTCCCGGACACGGCGGAGCCGGAGCCGGGTATGTTTGTCATATATGACTTTTCGCACATCGGCATCGTGAAGCGCAACATCGACGCCACGTTCTTCGAGGCGGTGGAGGGAAATACCAACTCTGCGGGGAGCCGCGATGGCGATGGCGTGTATGTCAAAAGGCGTCGCCGGAGCTTGGCCCGCGCGTTTCTGCGCGTCAGGCCAAGCGTGGCTTCGTGGTAAAGGTAGGGAAAGTCCCTACTTGGATGAGGTGGGTTTCTTGGCCTTGACGACAAGATCGGCCAAGAATTTGGAAACCCCGCCTTTGCTTTTCTCAGGGTAGTAGCCCCTGTCTGCCGCGAGGCTAACTGCAAGGGCGTCAACGTCTTCTCCCCATTGCACGGTTCGCCTTTTTGCGACGCGATTTTTGTGCTTCTTCACTCTGTAATCATACGCATGGAACGCCTAGAGAGCAAATTTTCATTGTCGGCATGCGCTTCATGCGTATGATGCGCCCCTTAAATACATCACCAACAACCTCCTGATATCATCGTGCTATGCCAAAGCATTCTTTATCATCAAGTCGCAGGAACCGGACCATTCGTTGGTCATCGGAAATAGACAGCGCCGCCGTCGATCTGGTCTTCAGCCGTAAAATGCGCGGTGGGGTGAGCGAACTGCTCACGCGCCTCGTTATGGCCGAAGCAAAGCGCAAACGTGGAATCGCGCACCTACAACAAGCGCCGCAATGATCGCTTCTCCCTCCCCAGCGCAAATAAGCGGTGCGACCTACACGCAAACCGCCACCTACGAGCATTCGGTCATTGATCCCGATACGCTGCACTATCCGCGCCAGCTTTGCGCTGCCATCGGACTCGGCGTAAACCAAATCAATGCCCTCAAGCGTCTTGGGTGCCCGTTCTTTGGTCGCAAGACGACGTTGCGCTGGGTGAGGGTGTTTCTGGCAGAGCGGGCGGGGGCAATACCGCTGGCAGACGCAACATCGCCGAGCGCATATCCTCCACTGACAGGCGGGAATAGATGCGGTGAACCAACTGAGAGCTATGATTGACCAACCTCATCGCTTGCATCTCGGAGAGGCCCGCGCGGTGGCATCGGCTGATGAAGCTGACGCGCAGGCTGTGGCTGGTCGCTCCGGTGGCTTGTTTCAGAATGATGTTGAAGCGGCGGTTGTCTTCGCGGGTCAGGGCCGGTGCGGTGCGCTTGGCTCCACTGGCGCGCAAGGCTTCCAACAAGGGCCGCAGGGCTGGCGGCAGCGGCACGGGGTAGAGTTTGCGCGGATCGGTGTCCTGCCGCTTGGCGTCACTCACGTAAAGAATGTCGCGCTCGAAGTCGATCTGGGTGAGGGGCATGGATGCCTCGGAAAAACGGCATCCGGTAGCCATCATGATCTCGAACACATGGCGCATCCATGCGGGACGCTCGGCAAAGCCCGCGCGGCCAGCGGCGAGCAGATGGGTGGTGAGGTCGGGTTTCACTTTGACCGGAGCGAGGCGGATCTTGGCCAAGGCAATGACGTTGCGTTCGACATACTCTCGCCGCATGGCCTCGTTGAGCAGGAAGGCAAGGAACTTGGCCTCCATGCGCGCGGTATTTTGCCCGACCCCCTGCGCCTTGCGCCACTGCATGAACTCCTCGGCGTGCTCGTAGCGAACTTGGCGCGGGTGAGTCAGGCGCTTTTCGGTAAGGAAGGCGGCGAGGTTGGCCCACGCAATCTCGGCACGGCGGCGAGTCGAGGCCCGATCGTAGTGGTGGGCGAGGTAGTCAGGCACCCAGCGGGCGAAGTGGCCGGGGTCTTTGGCACGGAAAACCAGCTTTTGCTCCTCTTGGCTCGCCTTGTGGGCCAACCGGCGGGCGGCTTGGGTGTCGGCGGCAATGGCATGGCGCAGGCCGGTGGAGCTATCGCGCCAATCGCCGGTCTGCGGATCGCGGCGGCGCAGTATCCAATAAGGAGATTTTTTGGTTTTTTTAAGCGAGGCCATTTAGCCAATCGGGCGGTTCCCCATGGTTCCCCATACAGAGGGGAGTTTGCCAAGGTTTCCCATGGAATAACGTGGACTAACAGCGTAAAGCGTTGGTTTCAAGAAGCTTACCATTACACCACGAGCCAATCTAAGTATCTAAGAAATCAAGCACTTACAAAGTGGTTCCCCATGGGTTCCCCATGGGACGAGAGTTTTTGCAAGCGCGGCATGAAGTGGAGTGTCGTGCCTTGCGGGGGATTAAGCAAGGGGAAAGGAGCATTAGTATGATCGGATTGGCTTTTGCCTATGGGCTGGTTTTTGGGGTGCTGACCGTGGGGGTAGCCGGGTGGCTAGTGGTGGATCGGTTGGCACGTGAACGCGATCGCTACCGCAAACTCTTCTACGAGGCTACGGGGGAGATCGGCAGAGCAAGGAGGAGGAAGTGAATATGAAGGCGGGTGTGGAATCGGTGGTGCGCGATTTGCGCAAACGGGTGCTGGAGTTCGGGGCGAAGGAGGCGATCTTCGCGCGCGCTCGGCAGATGGCCAAGGCGGAGGGCATGGATTTCTATGCCGCGCTGGGCAAGATGGGGAAACACGGGGGCAAGAAGTCGGGCGCAATACGCCGGGCGCAGGCTCCGCAGGTGCTCACGCCGGAACAGCGGGCGAAGCAGGTGGCTGACATGGAGCGGCGTGGGCTATGGTAGATCGCGCCCCCCAGAGCAAGGAGCGCGGGCACCGCTATTCGGAGGTGCTGCAATATGATGCTTTGGCGTCTTCGATGCAGGCCAAGGCGGATGCGGCTTTTGCTCTCTGGGTGGCGGATCTTCGTGGATCGGAGTTGTTGGAGGTGCTACGTGCGGCGGGGGTGGCTGAGTGTGAGATCGCTCAGTGGGGGTCTTTGTCGCCGGAGCGGCAGGTGAGGTTGTTGCGGGGGCAGTCGTTGGGCGGGGATGTGCATTGTGATGTGGGCCTTGACTCGGATGTGGCGCAGACGGCTTGGGTGGCGTCGGCGGATTTGAGCGATGGAATGGATGCTTGGGCGGATACTTTGATGGATGAGCTGGGGTTGACGGAGGAGCAGGCGCAGCTTGCGGCGCAGTGGGATGAGGATCGCCGGGAGGCTGTGGTGCGGGAGCATGAGCAGCGCACGCTGGAGGCGGTGATGTGCAGACTGACGGCGGCGGCTTCTCCGCGTATCGCTGCGGTGGCGATGGCTTTTGCGCTTTCTGTGCCTTCGGTGCGGGTGGCGACTTGGGTGGAGGGTAAGCGGGTGTTGCGGGAGTGCAGAACGCAAATGCAGGCGGCGGCGGCGCTTTTGACCAGTAGGCAGAATCTCTCGAAGGAGGTGCGTAAGGCGCTGCGGTTTTTGGGGGCGAAGCAGAATATGCACTCGAAGAGGCCGCATGAGGTGGAGAGTTTCCGTTCGGCGCAGAGGCGTAATCATTGGCGGCGGCGGGTGTTTGCTCGTGGCTGTGAGCATGGAAGGAGGGTGGCCTAATGGATGCGGGGATGGATTTCTCGGCGGTGGTGGAGGAGGCGCAGAAGGCTACGGGGCTCTCGCCGGGCTTGGCTCATGAGGTGGCGCAGCGCCATGTGGCGCGGGTGCAGGGTGTGTCGGAGCGATATAATGCGTGGCTCTTGGGCCGGTTGGTGATGTGGCTGACGGATGGGGAGCGGACGAAGCTATCGGTGGCGGCGCTTCCGCTGGCTCTGGGTATGGGGAGTTGGTGGCATGAGGGGCGCAAGATCACTTCGTTGGAGGAGCAGGCGGCGGCGTTGCGTATTTCGGTGGAGGATTTGCGCGCGGAGGTGGAGCGGGCGCGGGTGCAACTGAGGGGGGATTCATGATGTTGGAGGATTTTCCTTTTGAGTTGGCGTCGTTTGTTCGCCCGACTGATCCGGCTACGTCGCACGCGGCGGCGGCTTCGCGCAAAAATAAGATCCGGTGGGGGTCGCAGCGGTATCTTTTGCTCAATGAGTATGTGAAGGGGAATCTGACGGATGAGGAGGCGGGGAAGGCTTCCGGTCTGTATGAGCAGCGTGCGTGCTTTTGGAAGCGTTGCGGTGAGTTGCGGGATCTGGGGCTGATCTGTGATTCGGGTATGACGCGGACGAGTGACAGTGGCAATGAGGTGATGGTGTGTTCGATCACGTATCGCGGGCTTTCGGTGTTGGAGGCCGTGGAGGCGGAGAGGGTATGACATACATGATTCGTCGAGAGGAGCTTCCGGCGGCGGTGTTGGCGCTGGATGAGATTTGTTTTCCGGGGGATTACCGGATCACGCCGGAGAATGCTTTGTGGTGGGTGGTGTGGTGTGGGGAGCAACCGGTGGGTTATGCGGGGTTGCGGCCTTGCATGGCGGAGGTGAATCGGGGGATCGGCTTTTTCAATCGCGCGGGCGTGGTCGCGGAGCATCGCGGCAAGGGGCTGCAAAAGCGGCTGATACGCGCAAGGGAAGCGGGAGCGCGCGCGGCGGGGCTGCGGGAGGTGGTGACTTATGTGGCGTCGTGGAATTGCGCGTCGATGAATTCGCTGATCGCGTGTGGATACAAGACGTATTCGCCTGCGGTGAAGTGGGGCGGTTCGGGTGCAGTCTATTTTTGGAAACAACTAACACAGAAAGGCAAATAATAATGAGTGAAGCAGCAAATATGGAGTTGGTGCCGATGGTCGGCGGTGAGTTGGAGAGGGAGCGGTCGTTCCGCATCACGCCGACAGGTGTGGTGTTTACGAAGGAACTGACGAAGGAGGAGTTCCGCGAACTGATCGGGATGTTCAAGGTGCTGGGAGATTCTTATGACATCTGCCTCGGCACGACGCTGCGGGCGGGGATGGAGTGGTATGGCAAGGAGTATGTGGAGGGGGTTTTGGAGCAAGCGGAGTTTCCTTACGCGGCGGCGGTGCGTGCTCTGGTGCTCTCGCAGATGGAGTTGGATTTCACGGAGTGGACGGGATTGACGGGGGATCATTACCATGTGCTCGGTTTGGCTTTTCGCGGTGATGCGACGTTGCAGGAGAAGTGGGCGCAGGAGACGGAGAAGCATCATTTGTCTCCGAGGGCGCTGAAGCGTTCGATCGAGCGTGGCGAGGTGGTGACGGACGCGCAGATCGAGGAGGAAAGTGGCGGTCATAGCGGGGGCTTTGGCTACCTCGATGAACTCGCCCTGGCCTATTCGCAGTGGTCGCGCCGCGTGGGTGGAAAGAAGGCGGTGATGGAGTTGCCGCGTGATGAGAAGATCAAGTGGCTGGGCAGTGTGCAGCCGATCGTGGAGTTGGCCGAAGAGGTCGAGGCTTCGCTGGATGAGGGGGTGGAGAAATGAACAATGAACAGGAAATAGCCGAGGCGTTGCTTGAGGGTCTGCTGGCAGTGGCTCGTTCCATCACTCCGAAGGGATTGCCGGGAACAGATGCAAACGGGGGAAGCGTCGACTCACTAACAGAGTCTTGCATGGGTATCACGGGCGGTCTTTGCCGCGTGGCGGCGGCCATAGACAACCTCGCAGACGCGATTGCAGACCGTGATGTATGAAGCACAAGGAGCAAATCGAGGTGGAATGGAGCGAATGCCCGATGTGTCTTGGGGCGAAGGTGTGCAAGACGCCATCGGGATTGAAGGAGCAGCGCTGTGCTCTGTGTTCCGGCAAGGGGCGCGTGGTGGTGCGCGCCAAAAAGAAGGGGGGCAAATGATGGATCGCGCGGCTCGTGAGGCGGCGTTGCGGCGTTACGCGGACTATGCGGCGCGGCGTAAGGCGATTGATGCGGTGCTCACTTCCATGGATGAGGGTGGATGGAAAGGTGAGGGATTAACCCGCGAGGAGGTGGCGGAGGTGCAGGCGGCTGGATTTGCAGCGGCAAGAGCAGTGGTGCAGCGGTGGCGCGAGGAGGCGCTGGCGCAGCAGGAATCGGCACTCGATGAAATGGAGGAAGTGCAAACGGCAGCTTCGATGGTGACACAATCATAGGAACACACAGGGATGGGTGTAGATAATAACAAAGGGTCGCTCCTCGTGAGCGACATAAAGGCACGGCTGTCGCTGGTCGATGTGGTGAGCAGCGATGTGCAGCTTCGCCGCAATGGGCAAACACGCTGGTCTGGGCTATGTCCATTCCACCGTGAAAAGACGCCGAGCTTCACGATATATGCGGGCAGGGATGGCGAGAGGTTTAAGTGCTGGGGGTGCGGTGAGTCTGGTGATGTTGTCGATTACTGGCAGAAGACGCAGGGCGGCGACTTTGGGCAAGCTATCGAAAGATTGGCTCAGATGGCGGGAATTGTGCCGGGGGAGGTGAATTCGGATCGCAAGAGGGTGGTGGCTCCGGCGGCGGTGGTAGAGGATGAGGTGAAGCCGTTAAGTGAGGTGGAGCATTTGAAGTGGGTGAGAGCGGCGGCGGAATTGGCTGAATGTAATACGAGGGTGGGCCAATGGGCGCAGTGGCGGGGGCTTTCGGAGGAGGTGATGCGCTGGGCGGCGGTGCGGAGACTGTGCGGGACTCTGGTGTATCGTGGGGAGTGGCGGGAGGCATTTGCGATCGAAAGGCCGTGCGAGGCAGGCTTGGAGCAGGTGGGTTGGCATGTGCGCCTCGCACCGCATTCGCAGGGCAATAGGCATGATCGTGCTTCATGGCGCTATGAGCCGCAGGGGATTGGTTCGTGGCCGGTGGTGGTGTTGCCGGAGGGGGGAATGCAGAGCGCGCGGTTTGTTTTCATCTGCGAGGGCCAATGGGATGTGCTGGCCCTTGTCGATCTGATGGGGTGGCAAAAGAAGTGGCCGGAGAGTGTGGCGGTGTTTGGATTGCGTGGCGCAACGACTTGGCGGCGGCTACTGAAGTATAAGTGGCCGGTGGAGGCCACGGTGTTTCTGTTGGCCGATCGTGACGATGCGGGTCAGCGATGGCTCGTCGGCGATGGGTGTTTTGCCGAGGAGCTGCGTAAGCTCGTTCGCTTTGTCTATGGATTCTGGCCGCAGATCGAGGGCGCAAAGGATCTCAACGATGCGGTGCGGGCAATGAGTGTGGCAATGCGCGATGTCGTGCGAGGCAATCTACGAAGCAAGGTCGTGCAAGATCGCCAAGGTCGCCGCGTGACTAAAGTGACATTTTTCTCGTGGTCGAAGAAGCAGATCGAGCGCGATGACTTGGTGGGTCAATGGGGCCGATGGGTGAAAGCGATGAGTGGTGTGACTCCCAAGGGCCGCGCGCGTAAGACCGTCTGGTTGCGTTTTATGAATCCTCACAATGAAGCGAAGGCTTGGTTTGAATGTGCATGGAGGGAGTGGGAGAAGCTATGAGCGCCGTCGCAATCCAACAATCACCGGCTCTTGTGCCTGCTCTGCATGAAGTGCTGACAGGGGAGATGGCTAGTCGCTATGGCCCGTTGCCTGTTGTGCCCCTGCCTGCGGAGGATGAATTGCTGATCGGATTTGTTCATGCGCTGGGATCACATTTACGGGGCAAGGGAATCTTTCGGCGCGATTATGTGGTAGTTATCCCTGATGAGGAGAAGCACAGGATCAGGTTAATCAATGCGGATTCGTTTTGCTCTTGGTCCCAACAGCATGTGGTGACGAGCAAAATAAAATACGATGCCAATGGTCAGCCCTACACGGTTTACAAGGACATGCCGGGTGAGGTGGCAAAGAAGGTGTTGGAGTCCGTGCTGCTCCGTCCATTTCTTGAAGAGATCGAAGAGGTGCATGAGGTGCCGCTGCCCTGCGCTGATGGCTCTGATCTCTTGCGCCCCGGATTGACCGCCGGAACTTTTACCTTCGCTTTTGAATAATTTATGCAAATGCCTGAAATCCGAAAAACTCCTACATCACGAGATATGCCATATTATGAATGGACGCTTGGGGAGAGCGTGAGCTATTTACGCTGGTTGCTCTCGGAGTTTCCTTTTTCCGATTGGGTAGAGGTCGAGACTAGCGATGGAGAGGTCACGCGGCAAAGCCGTTCGCAAGCGGTTCAGGTGGCAGCGATGTTTTCGGTGTTTTGCAAGGCAATGATGCGCCGTGGTTCGAACCGAATGGGCTTTATCTTCACGGCGAACTCGCAACGATCTGGCAAGTCGCTCTTGGCAAAGCTGGCAATCATGCCGCCCTGCGGCAACTTCAAGGGGCAATCGTGGAAGTCAAATGAGGAGGAGCTAAACAAGGTGATCGACGCCGAGATGATTGCGGGATCGAGCTATATCTGTTTTGACAACGTGCGAGGCTACGTTGGAAGCCCGACACTTGAGGGCTTGATGACCAGCCCAAGTTGGACAGGTCGGATCTTGAAGGAGTCACAGATGTTCGAGGTCAAAAATCGCATGACTCTTTTCATCACCGGCAATGAGTGCATTGTCTCCCCCGACATGGCGCATAGATGCCTGATCGTGGATTTGCACATAGATGAGGGAAACGTGCAGGACCGCGCCCCGTCATGGGTGCTGGATGAGTCGTGGCTACTGGAGAAAGAGAATCGGCGGTGCATTCTTTCGGCCTTGTGGGGTGTTGTGCGCGCTTGGGTGGCGGCGGGCAAGCCATTGGCGTCGAGCTTTGGTTTTAAGTCGCGCCTTGGCTTTGAGCATTGGGGAGACTTGATTGGTGGTATCGTTGGATTTGCCGGGTTTGGAGATTGTTTGGAGTTTCCTCAATTAGACGCGGGCGGCAACAGTGAGGAGCGAAGCATCCTTGACCTTTTGGATTACCTCATTGCCAAAATGACCGAAAATCAGAAGGAATTTACATTCCAAGAGGTTTCTCAGATTTGCTACGAGGAAGGCCTCTTTGAATGGATGATGGAAGGCAAGGAGTATGATGGAATGTTTACCGTAACTCCGAAATGCCGATCCTCTATGGGAAAATTGCTCAGTCGCTATGCTCCAAACACTGATGGGAATAAACTACCAAGAAGATACGTGAGGAATGGAGCGGTCTATCATTTTGGAACAAGAGGCAAGGGCCGTTACCGCCGATATTTCGTGAGAGATATTTGACCCTCTATTATTCGCGGGTCCAAGGGTCACAGGATTTCCCTGTGACCCTTTTTGTTTCTACGCAAAATAGCAGAGGTGGCGCATAGGCCGCAAACCTGACCTATGCAGGCGTATTTTTCTCAGCCTCAGTGTGTTCCTGAGAGTAAACAGTAGGTATTAGAGGTAGTATAGGTTTTCCCATATTAAAAAATACAAAGAAAGGGGAAAAAGCCGAAATCTATTAAGGGCAGCTGGAAGAAACCCATTCACCCATACGATCTATGCTCATTCGTGTGCAACGTCTTGATCACCAAGTGACTTGCGCTGGCATAGGTCGCGTGGCTTGCCTATGCGCTGACCTGTGCGAGTGTTTTTCACCACCACCAAGGTAAAGGAATCTCTTTAACCGCAAATCTAACAGGTTTCCGCGAAGCGGGCGGCTTGTAAACCTGTTCGGGGTGGTTTAGTTGACAAGTTAAGTTGAGTGAGGGGTGGGCGTATATGGATGCCAGTGGAGAGCAGAAAGTAAAATTGTCCGACATCGCGGCTGATTGGGGGTGCTCGGTTGCCTATGTGAGCCGGATGAAGAATGAGAGGGGTTGCCCGGTGGAATCTTTGGAGGCCGCGCGGGAATGGAGAATGCAGAATGCGGCGCGCGGTGGAACGGGCTACCGGAGTCGCGGCCAAAAAAAATCCCCCGCTCGTGAGAGCGAGGGAGTGAGCGCGGAGATCGAGCCGATTTCATTCGGGCCGGTGAAGAAGAAAAGCCTCAAAAGTATGGAGCAATCTCTGAAAGCCAGCGTCGAAATTGAGGAAAACGCGAAGTGGCTGGTAGACCGAGCGATTGCCTTGGATGAAGTCGAGAGGCTTCCGCTGTTATTGCAAAGCTACAACAAAGCGAAGGAGGGGCGGCTAACATCTGAGAAAATGGTTTTGGAGATAAAGGAGAAAGCGAAGGTGCTGGTTCCTTGGGATGATGCCCGGTCCCTTTTCGGTAAAGGGTGGGGGGCGTTGCTTTCTCGGTTGCGCGGCTTGCCGTCGATCCTTGGGCCAAAAGTGAATCCGGCGGACGACGTGACGGCGGCGGAGATCATCAGGCAAGACATCGAGCGGGCGATCGCAGACGGCCAGAAGGTTTATGAGCAAGTCATGGTATGACGAGGGGATGGCGGAGCTACGCAAGTTTTGCGTGGATACCCTTGCACCTGCCGATGACTTGCCTGTGTGGCAATGGCTGGAAAAGAACTGCTACGTGCGCGGCGACCATGAAGGCGCTTATTCTACGACCCTAACGCCCTATGCCAGAGAACCGCTAAATTGCTTCAAAGAGAAGCGCATCGAGGACTTGGCGCTGTGTTTCGCCGCACAGACGGCGAAGACAACGATTGTGATGGGCGGCGTCTCTTGGCTTTTGGTCAATAGTCCGTCCGATTCGCTGTGGGTCATGCCTGATAAAGAGCTTGGCGGCTCCTTTTCCCGCAATCGCTGGATTCCTTGGGTCGATGACTGTGTGCCGCTGCGGGCGCTGAAACCCCGCAACCGCAACTTTTTCACCACCCGCGAGCAGAAATTCGCCCGTGCCACGGTTTTCTGGGTCGGGTCGAACAGTCCCGGCCAGTTGGCATCGCGTCCCTGCGGCAACGTCATTATGGACGAAACCGACAAATTCGGTCTGCGCAACGACCGCGAGGCCGGTGCGCTCAAAAATGCCGAGGAGCGGACCAAGACCTTCAATTTCCCGAAACGCATCAAGACCTCTACTCCCACTGTCTATTATGGGGAAATCTGGCAAGAGTTCCTAAAGGGCGACCAGCGGTATTTCTGGGTTCCGTGTCCTCACTGCAAGGCCATGATCAAGCTGATGTGGAAGCAAGTTCGCTGGTGGGAGAAGGACGAGAGCGAAGCCAAGACCGACAACGAGTGGGATATGGGCAAAGTCGCGGCCAATGCCCACTACGTCTGCCAAGAGTGCTCGGGCAAGATCCTCGATGCCCACAAGCCCGGTATGCTACTGGCCGGTGAATGGCGACCCTCCCGCGAAGCCGCCGAGGCATCCCGCCGCAGTTACCACCTTAATGCCCTTTACGCTCCGTGGAAGCAGACGCGATTCGGTGCCTTGGCCGTGAAATGGCTCCAGAGCAAAACGACAGTCGATGGTCGGCAGAACTTCATCAACTCCACCCTCGCCGAACCCTTCGACGGGGAAAATGCCTACGACGACACGCCGGTTGTGACCGAGCCGTATCTGGTCGCAGAGATCCAGCGGGACCGCGTAGCCCTCATGACAGTGGACGTTCAGCGACCGGGCTTCTGGGCGGTGGTTCGCACCTGGGCGAAGTCTGGGGAAAGCTGGCTCCTCTGGGCCGGATTCGTCGAAACCATCGAGCAGCTTGACGTTCTCCAACAGAAGTATGCCGTGCAGCCCAATCACGTTATGATCGACGTGGCCGACCAGACCAACTTGGTCTGCAAATGGATGGTGGACAGGGATTGGCGCGGCGCGTGGGGCAGCGACAAGAAGGGATTTGTCCACGCCCTCGGTAATGGCTACCGGGTGCAGAAGCTCGTTTCCCCTGTCCAATGGCGCGATCCTCACTTGGGCACGGTCTATGCCAGCGAGCAGAATCCTCGCGCGCGCTATGTTTTCTGGGCCAACGATCCGATCAAAGACATTCTTGCCGTGCAGCGTCATGCCGAGCCGCGCCGCTGGCACGTTCATGGCGACATCCCGCAGGAATACACCCGACACCTGAATGCCGAGATGAAAGTCATGCGGCAGAATCCACGCACCGGACGCTACACCGTTGTTTGGAAGCAAATCCGCAAAGCCAACCACTTGCTGGACTGCGAGGCCATGCAGGTTGTCGATGCCCTGTGCTGCGGCATCATACAGGAAGACCACGAGAAATACGCCAACGCCCAGCAGGCATTAAGCCTTGAAGCGAATTAGCAGGTGATTGAAAAAAAGCCAAAAAAAAATCCCCGCATGGTTTTACCCATGCGGGGTTTTTTGTGAGCGGCGCGGTTTGCGCTAATTCAGATTCTTCGTTCGTCCGAAGACATTATCGAAGGTGGCCGCTGCGCCTTGCTCGAAGACTGCGCGGCTGATGCCCTCGGCCTTGGCCAAGCTCGCGGCGGAGTAGAGTGCGGCGTTGATCGCATTGGTTACATTTCCTTCAGTGATCTTCTCCAAGGCCGTGATTGCATCCTCAACGATTTGGTTTCTGTCTTTCATGAGAGAAGCTCTGGATAATTGTCTTTGAAGTAAGCTCGCGTGTGGTGATCGGTGACAGCTCGCAGCAACTCCCATTGGCCAGTAGGCGTTCCGCCCTCCCAGCGTTCATAGATTGCATCGTGCGGCGCGGCAGTAGCAATGGCACGTTCGACCTTATGTTCGCAGTCCGGGCTTCCCATCATTTTTTCCCAAGCTCGGATGCAGAGGTAATCGTTCATTTCTCCCTCTCCTTCGCTCCGCGCATCAGTTCGTAGTAGGCGAAGGTGGCACAGGCGAGGATCGCCGCGCGGTCGCTGTTTTCGATCTTCTGTTCGATCGCCATTCGTTCGACGGCGCGGCGGTGCTCGATGAGGATGTTGATGAGGTTGTCGCGGCCTTCTTGCCACGACTCCTCGATGGTTTTTCGTTTCTTGGGTGTTGGGTTTGGTTCGTTCATAAGCGTTGTTTGATTTTGCCGTAGATCATCAGGCAGAGTTGTTTGGCCAGCGTGCGTCCCTCGTAGAACATCCGCATGGCCGTGAGGAGGAAGAATCCTCCCATGAAGCGAACGAGCGAATACTCCGTGTTCCAGCAGATGAGTCCGAGCACCAAGTAGATCAAGCCGTAATACAGGTATCGCGTGCCCTCGTTGACTTGGGCTTGCGGCATGATCGGCGGAAGCGTGGGAGCGGTGGTTTCGGCGGTCGGTGAAACAAACCCCTGTGCCGGTCGCCGGATAAAAAGCATCGGCTCGGGTTGCGGCTCCGGGGGCGGCGGGTCGATGTAGCCCTGCAACCATGCGAAATGCTCCGGCGTCCATGCGAAGGTCAGCGTCGGCTGTTCCGATCGCAGGGTTCCGTTCTCGCGCGTGAGCACATCGTAAGCCAGCGGATCGCCGCGCGAGTCATCGTGGATGACGACCCACGAGTTATCCGTGGCGCAATCCACCCGCAGGGTTTGCCCGTCCATCTTCACCTTGCCGCGCTTCAGTTCGCCATCGGCGGTGACTACGGGTTTGAGCGGTGCGAGGACACGCATGATGTCAGTGTTCAGTTTCGGGAAGACGGAATCAAGCCGTCTTACGCTTGGTTTTCTTGGGTCGTTTTGGGGGTGGCTTGGGCATCTCGGCCAAGTCGCAGGTGCGGAGGATGTCGTTGAGGAATTCCTGCACCATTTGCAGGCTCATCACGGCATCGGCGGCGAGGGTGAGCGCCTGCCAGATGAGGCGGTCGCGGTCATCCTTGGTGTAATACTTGGTTTTGGGTTCGGTCATGCGGCTTTGGCTTGTGCGGGTTGTGCCGTCCTCATTGGCATGAGGACGAGTTGTGCGTTGTGCGGGTGGTCCGTTTTGGTGAACAGACCCGGAGAGAGGTCGTCGAGCACGTCCAGCGTGTTGAATCCGGCCTTGAGATAGGGGCGCACGAATTCGGCGTTGAATGAGATGTCGCTCGTGCCATCCGCGATACAGAAGATATTACGGGCGTGTTCGCGCCCTTCTGGGTCGATCAGCACAATCTGCGACACCCCCTTGCGGATGCGGAAGTGGAATTGCTCGTCGCGCAACAGGTGAAATGGCAGCGAGTCCAGCGCCTCGATCACGTGCTGCGGGTTGAACTGCACATTGACCAGCGCGGGCTTTGGCATGACCTTGCGCCATTCGGGGTAGTTGCCATCCACGGCCCTGACCACCAGCGTCATGTTGCCGCCGCGCAGCCGTAGGAACTTCTGGCCATTGCGCTCCGTCACTTGGATGAACGCTTCGCCCTTTACCGAGCGATGGAATGCGCGGATTAGCTTGGAGTCCGGCACGATGAGCGGTTTGTCGTGGATCGTTTGGTGGCCTTGCGAGACGTAGAGGCAGCGTCCGTTGGTGGCGATGATATGGTCGCCTTCGAGGCACGTGCCGTTCAGCACGTAGCGGGTCGTATCGGTCGAGATGCTGTGCTCGGCTTCGAGCATTGCCGTCACCGGATACGGATGCGCCGTGGGCGGGAAGGGCGTGCTGGCCGCTTCGCCGATCACGCGGATCAGTTCGTCCGTATCCTTCTTGCCGACCGGAGTGATCGCCGCGAAAGGATCGCGGCTTTTGGTCTTGGCGTGGTGTTTGAGGTCATCGAGCGATACGGCATACGGCGCGTTCCTCTGCGGTTGGCAGGGGATGGTTACGCTCATGGCTCCCCACGAGTTCTTCGTGGCGAGGGCGGTGAGGGTCACGTGGTCATGCGCTGGACGCACGAGCACATTGCACAATGCCGGTATTGCTTTTTGGTCTATGGCTTTACTGAGCAGGTTCGTGTAGTTCATCTTTCATTAGGGTTAGGGTGAAGAAGGGCGCGAAGAACGTGATTCCGAGCAGTTCCATGTCGGCGGCATTGCTTGGCTCCGTTTCATGCAGTTGCAGGCTGGCCAAAGCCAACGCTTGCCCGAGCAGGTATCTGCCGCGCGCCGAATCGAGCAATTCCGTGGCGGCTTGCTCGCGTTCTTCTTTGGTCAGGTGGCCGTATTTGTTGAGGGCGTTCATGTCAGGGATTTTCCTTTCGACGGGTGCGACATCACTTCGCTGTCGATGATTGCGTTGAGTCTGGCCTCGATCCGGTCGAGGAACGATTTGCGAACTTGCGTGGGTTTCCATGCGCGTTGCTGTGCTTTTGAAAGCGCACGCTTTTTGACGGCGGCGCGGTTCATGGTGCTTTGCCTTTTTACGGCTTCGGTTTCGGTGGTCATAAATGGGGAATGTCTTGCTGCATGGCAGCTAAAGCGGCGGCGTCCGTTGTGGCGGCGGCAGTATTCGCCTTCGCGCGCCCCGCACTCGGGGCAGGGTTTAGCGCGCGCATCTTTGCGAGATTTCATTTCGCCGTGAGGCGCGGCATCTTCGCCACCATGAATCTCTCCTCCGAGCAGAGGACGAGGTAGAGGTGGTCATGGCCGGGATCGGGCATGGGGTCGTTGCCTTGCACTTCCTGCCGATAGAGGTTGAGGAATTCCATCGGGCTGGTGATGGTCAGGGCGGCGATCCTTCCGGCCTCGCGTTCCTTGTCGCGCATGGCTTCCAATTCCTCGCGCTCCTTGAAGCCGAGGGCCACGTTGACGGCCTTCTCGTCTTCGAGGTCGAGCACCCAGAAGACCGGCAGTTCGTCATTCACGGCGAACTTGGCGAGGTCGGTGTGGTAGTTGAGCAGCGACTTGATGCGCTCGCTAACGCCAGCGGTGTTTGATCCAGTGTGGTGTGGTTTCATCGGGAGAGCGGGTTTGTATGGGGTAATGACTATTGCGTTGTTTCATCACGACGCCCTCGTAGAAGGGCGTGTTCCAGAGGAAGTTGCGGCGGAGCAGCAGATCGTAAATGCTTTGAGCATCACTCATGGGATAGCTCGGTGTCAGCAGCACGGCATCCTGCCGTGGCGGTTTGTCGTGGTGCAGCACCTCAAACCACGATTGCAGCAGGGTCCGCCGCTCGTCGTAGGTTCCCTCGGTCACGGCATCGAGGATGATGAGTGCTCCGCGTCCGATCCCGTGGCGGCGCTCCAGCCCCTCGCAGTCGATCCATTCGAGGGTGGGGGCCGTTTCCCAGACGGCCTTGAGGGCAATGAGGGCCAAACGGAAATCGCCTGCGATGGAAAGCGGTTTGCCGTGCCGGTTGTAGGCCGTTCCGGTTGGCGCGTGAACGAGCACGCGCCAACCATTGAACTTCGGCTCCACCGCCCAATCGCCGCGCTTGGGTGGAGCAAGATCCAGCCGTCCGCCGCTGATCGGGCGTGCAGGGTAGGTAATCATGGCAAGGCGAAGCCGTCGAATACCGCGTCCTCAAACTGTCGGACGTAGCTGGGGAGATCCAAGTTCCAGTTCGAGATGAAGCGCAGTTGGCAACTGTGCTCGAAGATGTCGGGCAACTCCTCGATCCGGTAGATGCCGTATTCGCTATGGCGCGCATCATCGGCTGCCGCCTTGTCATCGAGCAGATAGATTTTGTGGCATCCGTCGAAGGCGAACAGCTTGGCTTTGATGGTTTTTCCGTTGATGGTCATGACGAGCACCATCCTCCGATGAGCCAGAATTTCTGGCCGTTTTCGTTGTAGGAAACAGCCAAGGGTGCTTCCCACTTTTCGTGCCGGTCGGCGACGACCTCGCGCGCTTCGTCTTCAGTGGCCAGCATGGCATCATTCCATCGTGGCTTACCTTTGAGCATCCCGATGCAGCCGGAGTAGGAATGGCCGCTTTCGTATCGAGACTGCTCGCACATATCCTCCCAGACTTGGAGGATGCCTGTTTCGCCCAGCTCATCGGCAAACAGCCGGTAGTTGAATGTCGCTCCCATGGTCATTCTTTCGTCTTGGTCTTGACCATGGCCACGAGCGGCACGAGGCGGTCGAGTTCGAGGTTGGTGTCCTTGTCGAACGCGGTGTGCCGTGCGGTGTGGAACTCCTTGGTCGGTTTGATGATCGCCTTGGCGGTCAGGGCTTCGCTCGCATTGTGCTTGGCGAATAGCTCTTGCATCTCGGCGATGAGGGCTTCGGCGGCATCCTCGGGGATGGCATCGCCATCGACGCGCAACTCGAAGGATTGGTGGAAGTAGCGCGCGGCGGCTTCGTCACCGATCGCTTTGGCGATGGCCGCATCGTCGTTGGTCGCCTTGTAGCGGTTTTGCAGGGTGACGAGCACTTCCTTGTCGCCGCTGCGGGCCGATACGCTGGAGGGGATGGCGGTCTTACCGGCGTTCGTCTCGAAGTAATGCTGCTTGGCAATACTCGTGATCTGCGCCTTGTCGATCTTCAGTGCGCCTTCGAGGGCTTCGATGGCGCGGCTGCGGTCGAGGATGGACTCGACCAATCGGGCGACATCGCCTTCCTCGTCGGGGATCACCGGATACGCTTTGGCCGATTTCTCCGATTTCTGGGCGATAGCGCCGAGGTTGAGTTTCTTGATTCCGGTTTTGGCCGGAGTTGTTGTTGCAGTAGGCATAGTCTTACTAATGCTTGCGGTGTTCGGTTCAGAGGAGGCAACGCGGTGAACACCGGCCACGTTGCGGAAAGACAGGTCAGGCGATTTTGCGCTCGCCGAGGCGTGGAGTCTGGAACAGGGGAACTTGGATCAGATTTGCGGGCCTCGCGGGAGCGTGGTAGTCGTGCGACGAGCGGCACACATCGTCCGCGCGGCCCATGTCCACGAGCCGAGTATGTTTGCAGGAGCGAGTGCCATCGGAGGTGGTGCGCCGGGTCCACCCACGGCAATTACAGGAGGTCGCGCCATCGCTGTATTGCAGGGTTTCGTATTCGGCGTCCGAGCTATCCGAGGAAAAGGCCCAGACGCGGGATATTTGCTTGGTCATAAAATAGTAACCACCTTGTCGGAATCGAACCGACGATGAGAGTTTTGCGGACTCTTGCCTTGCCACTTGGCTAAAGGTGGAGAGTTGCCCCCGCGCCACTGCCACACGGCAGGGCGCGAGGGTGTGCGCTATGCAGCAGCACAATGGGGTTCGGCATGGATGGCGCGCTGGCCGATGCCGCCGAAAGTCGCGGTGCGTTTCTGGGCGGTGGCGATCTGATCTTGCACCACCCGCATGAGGTCAAGTTTTTCCGCCGCAGTGAGATTGTGGACGGAGCGGTGGCCGCTTTGCACGAGCTTGAGTGTTTCGAGAGCTTCCAGAAGATCGTGGGTCCGCAAGGCCTGTTGGTTGCGGCGATACTCTTGCATTAGCGGGCACTTATTGTTGGCTTTGGTCACGGCTTCTCGGAGGTCCGCGCCGTAGGTCAGGCTCGTCCCCCTGTGTGCCGCCGCATAAACCCTCCGCACGATGATTCCGTCTTCGGTGGTGATACGGAATCCCCGCCCCTGCTTTGCGACCTTGGCCGCGTAGTGTTCTTCCCATACGCGAACTCCAGCCCCGCGAATGGCGCGGCGGTAGTGCGCCGATTTGACTTCACCACTGTAAATCTTTTTGTGATCGAGCAGTGCTATCTGCGAGTAACCCATCTCACGTTGCAGGTGTAGGTGCATGGGCAAGACCCGTGCGTTCCAATCGTGCGGCAAGACAACTTTCCAATGGGAGTGCGTCTCGATCCACCTCCAGTTCCAAGAATGAGCGTGCTGGGAGCGTGTTCCTTGAAAAGTCACCTGCGAAGGGTCGTCGGTGTAAGTGAATTCTAAGTGATGTCGATCTCGACTGCCGCGCGTAAAACCTCCGCCGACACGATCGGCCAGCTTTCGTCTCCGTTCCCTCTTATATTTATCCAGCCGCTCGGCCAGTGGCGGGACAATAGCATGGCTGTAATAATACAGATGAGTGTCGGCGGGTGCCAAGCTCAGCCTCCCGCGCCAGAAGCAAGTTTTAACCGGCGTTTTTCCGGCTTTGCGAAAGCGCCGATGCACGCGCGCTTTTCGTATATCCGCGTGCAACTGGTGGATCTCCTCGACCGCGACTTTGATAGGGATATTCTTGCGTCCCTTTGCCGCTCTGACCATTTCGGCGATCTGCTTTTTTGTAGCGCGGTATTCTTGCGACAGGTCAACAGCCACCTTGAACAGCCGCTTGCCGAGCGACCGCATGGCGTTGGGGTTGGTGAAGTAGGGGGTGGTGTTCATAGAGTGGGTATTCCGAAGTTGGTTCCGTTCCACAGGTCGAGGGAAGTAAGCAGGACTCCGGCCTCGTTGCCTTCATCGTCACTTGAGGGATAAACGAGCACCCCATTGTCGAGTTCGAGAACGATCGCGCGGTGCGACCAGATTTGTTCGTCGCGCTCCGCTTCGGTCATGTAGCGGACTTTGACAATGGTGCGTCCAAGCAGCACATTCTCCGCCTGTTTTGTCCAATGTGTTTCAGTCATAGGAAGGTATGGGTGTTGAGAGATCGAGGTCGATCAGGTTTAGTTTGATGGCGATGCGGGTGATGTCGGCGGTGTTGCGCGCCCCGAAGCGGTCGTGGATCATTTGGCGGAATTTTTCCACAGTCTTGATGCTCACGTTCAGTTCGTCGGCGATCTCCTTGTTGATGCGGCCAAGGGCGACGAGGGCGGCGGTTTCCGCCATGCGGTCAGACATAAGAGGGTGAAACTGGATAATGGGCTTGTATCTCACAGGGATGGCTTGGGGATGTAGCCGAGTTCGGCGTATTCGACTTCGACGATGCCTTCCGCGTCCGAGTGGTCGCAGCAGTAGCGGTCCATGACTTCATAGACCCGCTGGCTGTATTCCTTCGGGTAGCGAACGGCGGGATGGTTGTGCAGGTTGTAGTTGGTGTGTAGTTTCATGGGAGAATGATGTCGGCCTGCTCCATCGTGGCGCAAAGCCAGACCTGAAATTGTCCATTCACAGGCGGCACGATCAGGGTTTCGACGCCGCCCCAGCCTTCATTCAGTTGTCGGGCGATCTCCGCCGACTCTGGGCCGCATTGCTGCTCAAAACGCCACGCATGGGCGGGATGTGTGCGGGTATAGACACCTACAGTTGGGTATTTTTTCATAGAGAATTTAGAGTGCGCGGCCATTGGCCACGATGACGTTGCGGAGGACGCTGCTTTGCCCCCGCCGGTTGGAGAGTTTCTTGAACGTCTTGAATTCGTCGGGCCGCATGAGTTGGATCGAAGCAGCGGTCTTGTGTCCGTAGATCATGGCCCCGCGATACTTCGGCACAGGGCGCGATTGCGCGCAGGGCAGGCAAGTCGGCAGTCCGAGGGCAGCGCGCCCTTCTTCGAGCGGATTACCGCAGAGGCAAGTCATTCGTTGTATTCGAGGATGTGTTTGACTGCCTCGATGCAGGGCATTTCGGGCTTCTTGAAGAACTTGTTGAATTCCTTGGTCAGCACCTCGAATTCACGGCTTTCCGTGTGGATGCCTTGATCTTGGAGTTCCTTGGCAATCTCCATGATGCCTGCGTTCCAGTTCCATTCGTTGCAGAGGTTGATGGCCCATTGCCGGAGTGCGGTTTTCATAAAGTCACCACGCGAGTTCCACTTCGTCCACGCCAAGCTCGGCGCACTTGGCCAGTGCGCGCTCTTGGTCGATTTCGTCCGGTCCTTCGTGCCAGAACTCCCAAGAATCATTGGGAGAGTTGGGTTGATATGCGCCTTCTTTGCCGCCGTTCTTCACTCCGAAGTAGAAGTAAGGGCCGCATTGATAGACGACATCGGTGGTGTGCCGATTCACTCGCTTGGCGAGCACATGATGGGTTTTGGTTTTCATGGATTCTGGATTCCTTGGCAGACGCCGGTATTGGTGGTGAGGAAATGGGCGTTGGCGTCGTTCGTCCAATCCTCAAAGAGAAAGGTGTTTTCGGGAGTGCGGTGGAATAGGCACTGCGAGATGCGGGTGTGCTTTCCGTTCTCGACGCACATGACCAAGATGGCCTCGGCGCGGTCGGGACGTTCGCTCGGTGCGCGGTTATCGCCGTCGAGACAGGCGGCGAGCCACACCTCTTGCACGAGGACAAACCAATCGAAGTTGGCGGCGAAGTAGCGCAAAGCCACTTGCATTTCCTCGCGGCTCATCGGCAGCGGCACAATAGCTTCTGGAGCCAAGACCATAGGAGTGAGCGATCCTTGCTTTGCCAAGATGCGCTGCGAAGTAGTCTTGGCGTGCTCGAACATTTCGTTGGATGTCATACGTATTTCGCTGAATGCTTTCATAGGTAAAAGGAAG